TTAGGGCATTTATTCATTATCAAGTCAAAAGCGTATGACAAAATTGAGTATGGATATAATTGGGAATTTAACCATCATAGCCGTATAGAGAGAGCTTTCTCAATAAGTTTAGGAGTGAGGAAATCTTATACATATAGCGATTGCGGTAACTTTTCTGTTTACACTCTTGAAACTATAGAATTTTCTACTTACGCAGGCAATCCTAATAGTGAGATTAGAACTGACACTATAGAGAAATTGTTCCAACACGAGCGTGTAACTAAAACCATAATGAAATACATATGATAATCCAAGAACACTTGCGTGCCGACAAGCTGTATGAATGTCGCACCGATGGAGAGCACCATATCCATGTCATCATCAAGGATGGCGAAGCGGTGGTGTACGCTAACTTAATTGACATGATTAGTCATCAGTACCTTGGTGATGAGAAGGTCAGTCGGTTCTATTTGACTGAGCGCGAACTTGAAGACTTGTACGGACAAGAGATTTATGAATTCTTAAAACTATTGAACTATGCTTTACGCAAGAAAATGTAGCATCTGCGGATGCGGTATGAATGATGGGTATGTAATTGACGCAGGCGTCTTTTACTACTGCAGTGACGAGTGTCTTCGAAGACACTACACTGAGAAAGAATGGGACCTCATGGTTGACCTCGGTGAATCTTACTACACTGAGTGGGACGATGAGCGCGACTATCAATACTTCCATGTCCAACTCACTGATGATGCATGGGTGATGATATGCATTGCGGATGAACCCACTACTGACTTCATCAAAGAATTTTTAATTGGCAATAAATGGTACATTGTCAGTTACTCGGAGACCAACAACGAGTGTAATGTGTACCTACAAAACGAATTAATACATCATGAAAAGATATCAGATTTTATCTGACGGCAGCACCAATAGCAAGACTGCCAAGAACAATCGCGAGACATTGATTCTTTACATGTCTCCATCAACACAGAACAGCAAGGGGCGCAATCTTTGCCCTAAGGCATCGGCGGGTTGCTTAGCAGCATGCTTGTACACTGCAGGCCGTGGCGCTTTCTCAAATGTGCAGGCCGCACGGATGAAACGCACTGAGATGTTTCTCAATGAGACTGATTTGTTTTATGAGAGCATCGCTGATGAAATCAATCGCAAGGCAAAGCGTGTCGATGAGTTAGCTGTCCGCTTGAATGGGACATCTGACACAAAGATTGTGGATGTGCTTGTGAGTAGACACACGATTGCCAAGAACGTGGTGTTCTATGACTACACCAAGGTATTGCCTCGGGCCGGATCATTCATACTGCAGAGCGGTCACATGTACAAGGTTGCTTTCTCACGCTCGGAGGAGAATGAGCATGAGGCGATTCAAGTACTGAGCAATGGTGGTATTGTAGCTGCTGTGTTTGACGAACTACCTGACACGTGGTACAACTATCCGGTTGTGGATGGTGATGAGCGTGACGATTTAATGCTTGACTTGTTTCCGGGAACTGTCCTCGGGCTCAAGGCCAAGGGTAAAGCTAAGCATGACAGAACAGGTTTTGTAATTACTAACGGACGATTATTTGCGTTCGGCAGGGAATTATAATTACTAAACTTTAAATATATCACAAATGCAAAACAAAGAAACAAAAACTCAACAACCGCACATCAGCCCTGCTGACGCAAATAATGTGTTAGCGGTTCGTGCCTGTGAAGGCTCTTGTGAAGAACACAAAGGGGAAGTAGTGCCTGTAATTATTGAAGGGCATGGATGGGATGGAACAAAGTTTAATTACTGCCAAGCTGCAATAGAGGAAGATGAGCGTAGGGGTTTTGTCGTTAGGCATGACCGCTAACAAATAAATAAAGATGAAAAACATCAACATCATCAACGATGCAGAGAGGGAGTTCCTGACATCGTTAACAGAAAATCAAAGTGTAATGTGCGGTTCAATCTTCACACGTCAAGACGTGTCTGCAATCATCAGTGCTTACACCAACAAATTGCGTGAGACATTTAGTGTCATCGAAGACACTCCAACGCGAAGCGTGATGTCTGAAGAAAAGATTAAAGAGATAGGCAGGCTTGCCCTCAACTATGCTGAGACATATGTTGGTAACTGCGTAGACAACTATAACTTCAGTGAAGCCATTACGATGGACACGAATGATTATGGGGATGAGGTGCGAGTGACTGCAAGTGTAGATATTGACGAGACTGACCTCATGCGTTCCGGATCCTTCAACTTGGATAACTTTGAAGATGAAATAACTGAGATAATCAACAGGCAAGATGAGCAAAATTAAGTACTGCGAGATTGTTGAGAACAATCTAAAAGCCGAGAAGGATACCGGTGATTTCGGTGGACCAAATATGTGGAGACTTCATGTCAAAAACATACGTGGCCTATGGGAATCAGTACAATGGATGGATGTATATCGAATCCAAAAACTATTTAAATCCGAGTTACCTGTTTACAGAGAAGTAAGTTCAACTAAAAAATACCAATTAGAGAAATGAAAATAATTTTAACACCCGAGGAGTCTGAGAATATATTCTTGAACGCTTTATGCAATGGCCATGGGCTATCACACATGGGTCTAACCATCGATCATGATGATGACCAATACCACAGAGCAAGGCACAACCTTGAGAAGGATGGCATATCACCATGCCTTGAGGATGTGTGGGTGCAGGTGCTACGAGAGGGTGGTACACTGACGCTCATTGACAATGAGAGCGGAGAGGATCCGGCTGTCATCACATTGGCTGACGTACACAATCGTGTATCTGACACTGACGTCAGGCACTTGATGGATGCCATCAATGAGCAGGACGATGCTATTACTGCTGAGGTAATCTTGCAACAAGTATTCTATGGAGAAGTTATCTTTGGATAATATGACAAAGCCATACGAACCACGAGAGCCATTTAACTTGGGCAGGGCCATCAAGTTTTGGACACAGCAATCTCTAACCCAATGCAAAGACAAGGGAGGCAGCTTTGATGTTGACCTGTACCTTAGAGTGCTTGACGTAAGAGCAAAGAACAATCAATAATAACCAAGGATGGAGTGTCTTCAAAGACACTCCTCCTTAAAACCCAAATCAATATGATTAAAATAATCACAGCCACTTACCTCTTGATACTAACACATGGTACACCTGAGGTGTTCAATCTTTTTCACACGTCAGCGATTGGCAATTACAAAATCACTGACAACATCACGTCATTCACAGCCAATACTCCGGCCAATGACTATGACTTTCCCAAGCGCATGATTGTAGTCAACCTATCCCGAGTCGGCAGTAATGCTGAGGCGATAGCAAAGAAAGAACTGAGCAAGCAATCTCAATTCCTATTCGGCCGGGTCGATAATGATTGGGTCAACAAGGAGAGTGAGGAGATGACAATACTAATCAATGAATTCAAGTAACCATGGAAAGCATTAAGATTATCATCGAACCATACATACGTGACACAACTGACTTCACTTTCATATACGAGAGTGACGCTAAAGAAAACGTAGAGAAAGTTATTACTGTGTATGAGATCGGTAAAGAAATTTACATGAATGACAAGGCTATTACCATGGAGAGAGAAATCATTCGAGCAATCATTAAAAACAAGTAATTTTGCGCCATGAATTACGCAATAGAAGATGGTCTAATAGTGACCGAAGATGGTGGTGTCTGTTCTTATGAGAAGATTGGACCGATGTACCTGATCAAAATGTATCAAAACAAAATCGAAACTGAGTTCGATGATGATACTATCAGTAACCTATCAGAAGGTAGAGTGTACCTAAGGAGAATGCCTAACACAACTGAAGATGAGGTAATATCATACTGCTTGGATTGGCTCATGCCATTCACTGACCTAAACGAAATTGCATTCACGGATTTAATCAATCAACTAAATAAATTCAACAATATGAACGACATTTAAACTAAATGTGTTATATTTGTGCTCATAATTTAATCAAATGAAAAAAGACATATTCAATCAGTACGTCAGCAAGGTATGCAACCTGTTCGACATCGAGCCTGATGACTTAATAAAAAAGACTAAGCATCGCACTATTGTAGATGCGCGTCAGTTACTTTACTTTCTATGTGACAAGCGTCAAATCAAAATCATTTACATTGAGAAGTGGATGAATGAAGCCGGATTCAAGACCGGTCACTCAACCATTATCCATGGGATTAAAAGAGTGAAGGACCGCATAAGAGGTGACAATGACTACGTGAGTATCGTAAAAGATATCGAGCGTTCTGTATTCTAAATCAAATCAAATCAAATCAAATAAATGTCAGAGAAAAAATCAATCTTCTCTACGCTATCGGAGATCAGCGTAAAGGAAAAAATCGAGCGCAAGGGTAACCTTGACTATCTATCATGGGCCAATGCTTGGGCAATGCTCAAAGCTGTTTACCCTGATGCACAACGTAAGGTGTATGAGCATGACCACACCGGTTACAACTACTTCACTGATGGCAAGACTGCTTGGGTGAAAGTGGGTATCACTGTCGGTGGCATCGAGCACATTGACTACCTTCCGGTTATGGATTTCCGTAACAATGCAGTGCATATTGACAAGGTCACAGCAACTGATGTCAACAAAACCATTCAGCGTTCAACTGCTAAGGCAATTGCCATGCATGGGCTTGGCCTTAGCTTGTGGACCGGTGAGGATGTGCCTGAGGTTACTACCGACAGACCATCTCATCCTGTGTCTTCAAAGACACCCGATGCCAAGCCTGCTGATACCTTGATTGACCTCAAGAAAGACTCAGAGAATTGGGACAAGGTGGTAGCCTACGTTTCAGCCAATGCCTCACTTGGTATTGACAAGATAGGCAAGCAGTTGACACGCAAGTACAAGATGTCACCGGCTATTAAGAAAGAGATTGCTAACATAATCAAATCAGCAAATGAGTCAGGAGATACTGCAGAAACTAACGAATGACGCTGACTACTACGGCACGTTTGGCAAGCAGTTCCTATCCAATTCAGACATCGGCATCCTACTGAGCAACCCTGCTCAGTATGGTGTGTCGAGAGAAGATAACAAAGCATTCGCTGAGGGTAGGTACTTCCATCAGTTACTTATCGAGCCGGACAAAGCGAAGGAGACAATGTTCGTTGATGTAAGTACACGTACAACCAAGGAGTACAAAGCATTTGTTGAGGAGCACAACCTTCCATTCTGTTTGCTCAAGAAAGAGATGGATGAGATAGAGAATCTTGCACTAAAGATGCGTAGCAATATCGCATTCTTTGATGAGATATACAGAGAGGGTAATCAGTATGAGGTCCCTGCCATTGGTAAGATACAAGACAAGATGTGGAAAGGTAAGGCTGACATTGTAACCAATGATATGCTGATCGATCTTAAGACAACCTCTGACATCCATAAGTTCAAGTACTCAGCCAAGGCTTACAACTATGACAGCCAAGCTTACATCTATCAGTATTTATTTGGTAAGCCACTTGTGTTCTATGTGATTGACAAAACAAGCGGGCAACTCGGTATCTTCACACCCACTGAGAACTTCATCAAAGGTGGTGAGCTTAAGGTTGCGAGAGCTATTATGATATACGACAGATACTTTGGTGAGAATCCAACTGATGACATTGACAATTATTTTATTGACGAAATTTTAGATTGATTGTAGTGTTGCTTATATTTACCCTTGTACCCTTGCCTCAGGGTTGGTTTAGACACAGCTTGAATGACTTAGGTTAAGCAACACGGACGTTAACATATGCCTATAATTCAAGCAGGGGCGTTGGTGGCTGACGAGATAGCCACAACATAGTCAGGTGGCGGAATAATTACTTCAACCCCGTTCAAGTGGGAAATTACTAAATGTGGTTCGAATCCATTACGGGGTCAATGAGTAATTTTGGTAGACGCTAAGTGAGTTCAATGTGTCACTGTTTAATTCAGTGTACAGGTCGCAGGTAGGATAGTCTGCCACATTGAACATACAGGTTTGAATCCTGTCCTGACGGAGTAAGTAGGTAGAGAGAATAGAAATATTCTCTTTATCTCTTGCTTTTTAAATAAAAGGTTCGTACATTTGTGACTACAAAACATAATTGTATGGAAAGATTTTTTGACAAAGTAGATAAGACTGAAACTTGTTGGATATGGACAGCAGGATTAAGAGGTAAAACAGGATATGGTGCTTTTAAATTAAATGGTAAAGTTGTAGATGCACATAGAATTTCTTATGAACTTCACAACGGAACAATACCCAAAGGAATGCACGTATGTCACACTTGTGATAATAGAAAATGTGTTAATCCTAACCATTTGTTTTTAGGAACTCCTAAAGATAATTGGAAAGATGCCTTTAATAAAGAAAGAATAAAACTTTTGGGAGGAATTGATATTGAAAAACTTAAAAAACATCCAAGCAGAGGTGCTTATTTGAGAGGGTGTAGATGTGATGAATGTAAAGCTATCAATAATATGATGGTTAAAAGATATAGACAAGGGTTAAAAAAATAATCCTGTCCTGACTGCAAACTTTTAAATCAAATCATATGAAAAAAACAATTACATTAGAACTCTTACAGCAAGACTTGAGAGTTATCAAAAATGAATCTGCTGAACTAATAGCAGAGGATATTAAACATTTTATTCAAAGCAGTAAAGTCCCTAAAGAAGCTAATGAGTTATCAAACTTGACGGTAGGGTTCAGGCAATGGCACACTGATGAAGGAGTAAAAAACCTTCTTGTGATTAATTATGGTGCGCCATTAGCACAAATTATGGGAGTTATAGTAGGAGCTGCGTATGACATTCTTGAGTACAAAGAGGTTGATTCAGTAGAAATGCATGCGTTGCTTGTTCAGCACATAGTAGAGAACCTTGAGTTATGAAAAAGTTTAAAGAAGCCTGACTACAAATATTTAAATCAAATCAAATGGAAAATAATCCACAACAAAAGATGACACTCGGGGAGTCGAGATGTCATATCAATTTCAATCCATCTTCGGATGATAAGATTGGAACATTCAAACGTATGATGGCTGATGCTATTGACTACTGCAACAACGAGTTGCAAAGCACAGAGGATGGTGAGGCAAAGCGTTGCTTCAGCATTGCAATGACAGAGTTAGAAACTGCGCAGATGTATGCGGTAAAGGGCATTGCCAAGGGGTTAAAGAAATGAACAATCTAAATTTCGGACAAGCTATTGAGTCCTTGAAGCAAGGTAAGAGAGTAGCAAGACAAGGTTGGAATGGAAAAGGAATGTATGTGTTACTGCAAACTCCTGACGAAAATTCTAAAATGAACAGGCCATACATTTATATGGAATGTCCTAATGGTTCTACAAAACAATTCGGTGAAACTAAAAACGAGTTTGATAGAGTACCTTGGTTAGCATCTCAAACAGACATCTTAGCAGAAGATTGGGTGGTTGTAGAATAACATTGTGTCTTCAAAGACACAACACCAAGTGAAGCGTTCAGCCCTAAGGATTCGACGCTTGGTTAACAAATAGATTAGGGCAAAAAAAACAAATCAAAATGGCAGAAGAAAAAATCTTTGCTGATGGTTTCTCTTTCAAGAGAAACGAAAACGCTCCTGACTTTGTTGTCGGTCGAGTGAGTATTAAAGTTGAAGACGCAGTTGCGTTCATGAAACAAAACGCCAAGAATGGTTGGATCAATCTTGATGTTAAGCAAGCACGTAGTGGTAACTACTACATGGAGCTTGACACCTTTGAACCAAAGGGTGGTAGCAAGCCATCTGCCCCTGCGAAAGCGGCTCCCGCAGAGGATGACGATGTACCATTCTAAATGAATAGGCCAATGAAAGGGGGATATCCTCCCCCTTTTTTTGGCTCTAATCAGTACCAAAAATGTCAAACAATTTCCCTGTTACTCTCTATATATATATCTTTATTCTTTCTTTTTTTTATTATTTTAATTTAAGAAATAAAATCGACATAAAAGACATAGTATAGATATACCAAGGGATTAAGATAAAAAAATCTATCACAAATTCGACATATGAACGTCACAATTTTTAAAAACATCCGGGACACAGACACTCCGTTCTTTCGTCCTGTGCATAAGATCCTTGAGAGGATCAAGAGCGGAGCATCCAAGGACATTGTTCGTAGGATCAGGGACGAGAAGAGAAAGACTGAGCGTAATGAGATTAAGAAAGAGCTTCCGGCTATCTGCTTCAGTGGTTCATTCAACAAGAGAGCTGACGCATCCATGGTTGAGCACAGCGGTCTGATATGCTTGGACTTCGATGGCTACACCAAGCAGAAGGAACTGCTTCAGGACAAAGAGAACTTTACCAAGAGCAAGTATGTCTTCAGCGTGTTCATCAGCCCATCAGGCAACGGTCTCAAAGTATTGGTTAAGATACCCGCTGATCCGGAGAACCATATCAACTACTTCAACAGCTTAGAGAAGCACTTTAATTCGATTTATTTCGATAAGACGAGTAAGAACCTGTCGAGAGTTTGTTATGAGTCCTATGACCCGCTATTGTACGTTAATGACAACTCATCAGTATGGGACACCATCGAAGAGATTCAGTACACTGAGGTCAGTAAAGTGAGAGATGCTCCAACGATACCAATCACTGACGAGAATAAGATTGTGGAGATACTCGTTAAGTGGTGGACAAAGAAGTATCCCATGGTAGAGGGACAGCGTAATCAGAACTGCTACATCTTAGCCATGGCGATGAATGACTTTGGCGTGAACAGAAGTCTTGCTGAGTATATCCTCAAGCAATACTCTGACGATTCATTCACGCTGAAAGAGATAGCAACCACAATCAACTCCGCTTACAGCAACACCGCAAACTTTGGAACCAAGTACTATGAGGATGAGGAGAGAGTAAACCAAATCAGAGCTAAGCTCAGGAGGGGTGTGCCAAAAAAGGAGGTTCGCTCCCAATTACAGGACTCTAATTTGGAGCCGGAGGTTATTGAGTCCGTGCTGAACAAGGTTGAGGAAGAGAATTCAAAGCAGATCTTTTGGTCAAAGAATGACAAGGGTATCGTGAAGATTATCCACATCCTCTTCAAGCAATTCTTGGAGGACAATGGCTTCTACAAGTATTGTCCGGAGGGTAGTAAGAACTATGTGTTTGTCAAGGTTACCAACAACCTGATCGATCATACATCAGAGAAAGAGATTAAAGACTTTGTCTTGTCTCATCTGCTTGAGCTTGATGACGTGACGGTTTACAATTACTTTGCTGACAACACCCGGTTCTTCAAGGAAGAGTTCCTGTCTATGCTGTCAACGATTGATATCTACTTCATTGCTGACTCAAAGGACTCAGCCTATCTGTACTACAAGAACTGCGCTGTGAAGATTACAACAAAGGGAGTGACATCAATCGACTACCTTGACCTTGGTGGTTACGTTTGGAAAGACCATGTCATTGACCGAGTCTTTACTCCATGCTCAGTAACCAAGCGATGTGACTTCAAGAAGTTCATCAACAACATCAATGGCGGTGAGGATGAGCGTGTGCAATCAATGGAGAGCACCATCGGGTTCTTGATGCATGGCTACAAGAACTTATCGTTCTGCCCTGCTGTCATCTTGAATGACGAGGTGATTAGTGACAACCCTGAGGGTGGTACAGGTAAGGGCTTGCTGATGAGTGCACTCAGTCAGATGAAGAAGCTTGTGGTGATTGATGGTAAGTCATTCACATTTGAGCGTAGCTTCGCTTACCAATTGGTCTCTGCAGATACGCAGATCCTATGCTTCGATGACGTGAAGAAACACTTTGACTTTGAGCGGTTGTTCTCAGTGGTTACTGAGGGATTGACGCTTGAGAAGAAGAACAAGGATGCCATCAAGATACCATTCAGCAAGTCACCCAAGATTGCCATCACCACCAACTATGCTATCAAGGGTGCGGGTAATTCATTCGCCCGGAGAAAGTGGGAGCTTGAGCTGCATCAGTACTACAACAAAGCATTCACTCCGCTTGATGAGTTTGGTAAGTTGATGTTCGGTGATTGGAACGATGACGATTGGTGTGAGTTTGACAACTACATGATTGGCTGCTTGAAGAATTACTTGAGCACCGGTCTTGTCAAGTCTAAGTTTGTCAACCTTAAGATTCGTCAGCTGTCTGCGGAGACATGCCATGAGTTCATTGAATGGTGTGGTCTTGTGCATGGACAGGACAGCAGTGCTAATCTTGAGAGCGGCATGAGGCTTTACAAGAATGAGTTGTACTACGCATTCATTGATGAGTACCCTGACTATGGACCAAAGTCTAAGATGACCATTAGCAGAACAAGATTCTACAAGTGGCTTGTGTCTTACGCTTTGTTCAAGGAAGGTATCATGCCTGAGGAGGGGAGAGATCAGATGGGTAGATGGATTATCATCAGGAAGAAACCTTCAGTAGATTTACAAACAACTTTAAAAATATGACAGAGCAACAAAAAATTCACATTGCAATGGTGAACTCATTCAATGTTATCGTAGGTAACGCAACGGTTGATGACATCTTAGATTCAAACGTACCGTTATTCTCTCATGACTTTGACGATGAGTTTCAGTATGACAACCTAATGTTTATCCTGAAATACTTTGAGCAGATAGAGATGTTCGACAAGTGCGCTACGCTATCATCATTCATTGACCGGACATTTGACAAGGCGGGTAGACATAAGGAGAAAGCATGTGAGTGTCCGTATCCTGATGTGAAAGTATATGAACCTAAAACAAAATGCAGTTCATGCAACAGGAAAATCAAGCGTTAGATATCATACCGAGAACTCCCTTTTACTCTAACAAGATGATGGCAGACAGCATCTCCTTAATCAGAGATGTTGTCCTTGCCACTGTCATAAAGAAAGAGAAGGTAGGTAAGAAGGTTGTTGAAGTTAAGGTTCCTAAGTTCAAGACTGACAAGGAAGTGATCGACAGGATCCTCAGAAGCTATGAGTATTACTCTAATCCAAACACAGAAGAAATGAAACAAGTCAAAGAAGTATCAGTCAGTGGAGGTGTTCAGTTCCGTGACTATCAGACAAGAATCATAAACGATGGTTACAAGATTCTGAAAGATCATGGATTCCTTTATCTTGCCATGGAGGTTCGCACCGGTAAGACGCTTACAAGCCTTGGCATCTGTGCTCGTTTAGATATTAACAACGTGTTGTTCATAACCAAGAAGAAAGCAATGAGTTCAATTGAAGATGACTACAAGATGATGTCACCTTTCTTTGAGCTAACTGTTGTGAACTACGAGAGTTTACATCACGTGATGGATCATAAGAAATGGGATGTGATTATTTGCGATGAGGCCCATAGTATGGGCGCGTTTCCAAAGCCAAGCTCAAGAGCTCAGTTAGTGAAAGAAGTAATCCAAAAGTATAAGCCTAAGGTTATCTTACTTTCGGGAACGCCAACGCCGGAGAGTTATTCTCAAGTATACCACCAAGTGTATGGTATACCAAGAAATCCATTTTATCATTGTACAAATTTCTACAAATTTGCCGCAGGGTATGTTGATGTAAAGCAGAAAAAAGTAAATGGTATGTTGATCAACGATTACTCAAGAGGTCATGATATCATATTGAGTATAATGGAACCATACACCATCAGCTACACTCAGCAGGCAGCAGGATTTAATGCTGTTACTACAGAGGAGGTGATTGAGGTGAAGATGAAACCATCTACTTACAAGCTGATTGAAAAACTTAAAAAGGATTTGGTTATTGAGGGAAAGGAAGAGGTTATCTTAGCAGACACACCGGTGAAACTAATGATGAAGGTCCATCAACTCTGTTCCGGTACAATCAAGTTCGAGAGTGGTAACTCAATGGTGATTGACACAAGCAAGGCTGAGTTCATTAAAGAACACTTTGCCGGATGCAAGATCGGTATCTTCTATAAGTTTAAAGAGGAGCTATCAGCAATCAAGCAGGTCTTCGGTGATGACATCACAACAGAACTGAGTGTCTTCGATGACACTGATAAAAGTATAGCTTTACAAATTGTATCAGGGCGTGAGGGTATAAGTTTACGAAACGCTGAGTACTTGGTGTTCTATAACATTGACTTCAGTGCTACAAGTTATTGGCAAGCCAAGGATAGGATGACTACCAAGGACAGACTTGAGAACAATGTGTATTGGATCTTTGCGAAAGATGGTATTGAATCAGATATTTATAAGACAGTTACTAAGAAAAAAGATTACACAATTAATCACTTTAAAAAACTATTAGATAATAAAATTTAAAAGCAAATGGGAAGTATTAAAACAAGTAATGAAATGACACCAAAAGAAAAAGCAGAAGAATTGTATTGTAAGTACGATTCATTATTCAAAGCACCTTTCAAAAAGCATCAAGATTTAAAACAATGTGCATTGATAGCGGTGGATGAGATAATAAATTCAATAGTTATATTTGATTTGACAGCAGCAGAAAATCAGTTTACATATTGGGAACAAGTAAAACAAGAAATAGAAAAACTTTAAAATAACTATGGAAAAAGAATTTGTACCTTATACCGAAGCTTTAGAGTTAAAGCAACTTGGATTCGATGAACCTTGTTTTGGATATTATCATGAAGATAAAAGTTTAACTTATACTAACATAGTATCTCAAAACACAAATTCATTTTGGAAAATCAATAATAAAATTGTTTCTGCACCACTATATCAACAAGCATTTAGATGGTTTAGAGATAAGAAATTATCTGATTCATGTATATGTAGATATCAAGGGAGAGATGATGGAGGTATTTATTATTATTATTGTATAAATAATGATTTTGGAGTTGAAGAAACAAGATATTTTAAAGAAGGATTTTATACCTACGAAGAAGCAGAGTTAGCATGCTTGAAAAAGCTAATAGAAATTGTTAAAACTAAATAACTATGAAACAGACAAAAACAATCCCATTTGATTGGGAAAAGTACAAAAACAACCGAGACAAGTACAAGGTTGTAACACGAGATGGTTATGAGATTACTCAGCTTACCAAGTTTGAAAATGTAAAGAATGAATCTTTAGTTGGCGTATTGGAGAATAGAACAAATAAGTGGCACTTGAATGGTTTGCACTATAGAGAAGTGAATAGTGGATATGATCTTCAACTCCAGCATGATCAAGAAGGAGAAGGATCGTGGGTGTATCTATATAGAACGGATGATGGTTTAATAAGCACATCAGCTACTTTTATTACCAAAGAAGCCGCTAAATCAATAGGCATTTGCGTGAAAGGTTATCTCAAAACAATTAACTTAAATGATTTGGTATGAAAGGATTTAACAAAGAAGAGTACAACAAGATGTGTGCTGAATTCTTAAATTTAAAATTAGATACAGAAACATGGACTGAACCAAGTTATGAGTTCCGTGACATTGATTGGTTTTTAAAAGAACTCGTATTCCATTTAGATTGGAATTGGATTATGGAAGTGGTTGAGAAAATTTATTCTGTAATTAACCCATCTGATTCAAGAAAGCATGATTTAATTCAACGAGTTGGTAGAGTTGATAAAGAAGCAGTAGTACAAGCATTATGGGAGTTCTTAAATTGGTATAACGAACAAAACTCAAAATAATAATAATGATTAAAAAAATTCTTTTTCATTTAAAAGTAATACAAATCGTATCTAACAAAAACAGAATTATAAAATTAGGTAGGGGGTTCAATGATGCTAAAAGATTGAATCCATACAACCCTTTGTCATATTTAACTTTATTAGTGGTTCTACTTGTTGGTATGGTGGCGTTTGGTATAATTGGATTTTGGAAAGAGGTAGATACTACTAACCCATTTAAGTGGAATTAAAATAAAAAATTGGTATAACGAACAAGAAAAGTAATTATGAAAAAAGAAGTAGTTTACACAGAAGACTATGCTCTTATCCTAAGTGATGATAAAATGGTAGATAATGATTATTATGCCTATTATATTGATGAGCAATTCTGCATCAACAATGACCATTACTTATTTCCTAAAGGTGCAAAAAAAATCATAGCACACCTACCACTATCTGATGCACCTATCCTTGAAGGAGTGCCATTGCTTCCATCATTTAGTTGGGGTCAACAAGATGATGTTAAAGAGTTATCAGAAAGAGAATATCGGGAGTTTCCGCATAATCCAAAAGATAAAACAGATTGGCATTACAATAGAGATGTTCATTGTTTCAAAAAAAGAAAAGCATTTATTAAAGGCTACAATAAAGCAAAGGAGAAGTACAAGTACACAGAATTTGATATAATTCAAGCCTTTGAATATGGTTGGAATCAAAGACACTTTGGACAAATGAGCGAAGATAAATTACAACAAATTCAACAAACCTTTATCCAATCTCTACAACAATTATCAAGACCTACTCATTTTGAGTTTGAAAATGTGTATAGAGTAAAATCAGGTACAATTCAAGAGCATAAAGAAGGAAAGGCAGGGTATGAATACTATGAACTTAAAACAACAACCAACTCGCAAGGTCAAGTAGAACTTGTGGGGAAATACTTAAATCAATAAACAATTAGAAAATGGGTAGACCAAAACAAGTTTATGCTCAGGTCATGTTTGACCTTAGAGCAAGAGAGAAGATGGGCATTGAGAAGTATGGTGTCAGTGTAGATAAGGCTAAGCTTGATACACTTCAGTGGATGCAGCACGCATATGAGGAGTCATTAGACCATGCGATCTACATGAAGAAGATAATACTCGAGGCCCACCGAGATATAGCGAGAGCCAAAGGTAGAGAGCATGCTCCTGACGTGCATGAATTACAGGACAAGATAGATGAGAACCAACTTAAATTATTTACTGAAGAATGAAGAAGTGTTTCTACTGCAACATAAACTACCCGCTATTTATGTTCTCAAAAAACAAGATGAAGTATTCCCGACCTAACGATAAAGGAAGGGTTAAGTCATGCAGAGTTTGCAACTACAAGCATTGGAGTAAAGATGGATGCGCTTGGCAATTCAATTATGACTCCGGTAAATTTCAGCAAACCATATTCAAAAACAAATTGGAAATTTTAAAACACGTATTAAGATGAACAAACAAGTAGAACAAGTCAGGGAGTTCAGGTCCCGCTTTAACCTACCAATAGGTAGTGAGTCAACACAAGGCATGAGACATGTCAATCACGCGTTGCATAACAAGTTAATATCTGAAGAGTTTCAGGAAATGATTGAGGCAAACAATCTCACTGAGAGATGTGATGCCATCATCGATCAGATGTACCTGCTCATTGGATACGCAATTGACCTTGGCGTTGCTGATAGATTGGAGCAAATGTTTGACGAGGTGCATGAGTCAAACATGAGTAAGCTTGGACCTAATGGCATGCCTCTTTACAGAGAGGATGGTAAGGTAATGAAGGGGCCAAATTATTTCAGACCCAACCTGAATAAAATTATATGGACCAAGCAATAATGATTATCTTAGGTGCGTATGTAGTCGGTACTATTATCGGCTACATCATTCACCTAATAGAGTTTAACCTATTCGATAAAGAAAATGATTGAATGCATTTGTATAGACGATAAGAATAAACCGTCAACGATACCACCTCACAAGTGGATCAAGAGAGGTAGTAAGTACAACATCATCGCAGCAAGGGTTGTTCTTCCTCAGAAGCAGTTAGCCGTGCAGTTACTTGAGATATCTCTCGATGATTCATGCGCTCCATTTACCTACTTCCTTGGTAAAAGATTCATGATTAAAGAAGATGACATGCTTAATCTGATTGAACTAATCAAGGAGACTATTGAGGTTGACAATTCAATAAGAGAAATGCTTGAAGAGCAAGAGCTAATACACATGAACTAATGGCTACTGAGCAGCAGATACAATCGAAGATTATCAAACAGCTTGAGGCTGATGGTTACTACGTCATCAAGTTGGTTAGGACCAATAAGAATGGTATCCCTGACCTGATCGCGATACCAAAAGACAGTGATGTTTTGTTTGTAGAAGTCAAACGTCCGGGAGGTAGGTTATCTGAGCTGCAGAAGTACAGGATAAAAGAACTCGAGAATCATAAATTAAATGTAAAAGTATCATATGGAGAATGAAGAAATCAAACACATAAAGTCTATAGTCAACTCTGTATTCATGGTGAATATAAATGTTGAGACAAGAAGACGGTCACATGTAGACGCAAGAAGAGCCTACTCCAAGATAATGAGAGAGAGAGGTTACTCCTTTGAAAAGATAGGTAAAACTTTAGAAAAGGATCACGCAACCATCATACATTACCTTAGGAATATTGATTATATCTTTGCATATGACACAGTTTTTCTTGAGAAGTATGCAAAGTGTAAAAACATGATGCTTGTTTCTCCTGATGAAATTGATCAGGATATACCTGAAAAGGCTTATGTTCAGAGGATAAAAGATTTAGAAGGCCAAGTTGCTGAACTTGTTTTGCAGCTGAATAAATCAAATTCAAAACTGAGTAAGTACAACAGAATTAAATCTATAATCAAATTGATAAACGATAGGGTTGTTGATGACGAGATCGAATTGGTTGAATCAAAAATAAGAACCCTGCTAAACGGACTAAGATGAAGACACCAATTAGATTATGGATAAGCTCAAAGAAAACGAAAGGGCAGAGCGATTAGCTCGCAGGATGCACAGCTACAACTCAGTGATAACTGACATATATGAGAAGCTTGTAGATAGAGAATTCTCAAGCGTTGAAAAAGATGTTAAGTTCATCATCATGGAGATGAGATGCATTTTAAAATCAATGGAAGAAGATGATTTCTGAAAAGGAAAAGAAAGCAATATCAACTTTTGTAAATACATTCGGTGGATCATACCAAAAGCTTGATCCGCTTGATGTTGACTTTAAAATATTTGACGATAGCAATAAGCTCATAGCCTATGCGGAGGTTGTCATCCATCCAAGGAACGTGAGGAATGCTTATCCATTATCTATCCCGGTCACCAAGATCTCAAAGCTTCTTGACAAGAGAATCACTTCCGTCATCATTTGGTATTGTGATGACGGAATAATCTACGGCAAACCAAGAAACATAACCGGTCAGATTATGTTCTTGTCAGATGATCTAATGGCGGTGTATGAGAAACAAAAAGGATTCAAATATGTGCGGCACTAAGCCGCACATTTTATTTACCACCAAATCCACTCTTTGACCCGAAGCCACTGCCTGATCCAAAGCCACCCTTCTTCTTTGACTCTGATCCAAAACTACTTCCTGATCCAAAGCCACCCTTCTTTTTCTTAGGGACGTATTCATAGAACTCATCCTTCATTCTTCTCTCAATTGAGTCAGCCTCATGCTTTAGTTTCTTCTTGGCCTGCTCAGCGTCATAACCGGGTGAGTCTTTACCAAACACTTCATCATACAACTCAGGATCATAGCGCTTCATATCCTCTTTATTCTCATAGCCATGGAGCATCTCCTTCTCAGCTTGCTTCTTGTCCTCAGCTTTCTTGTCAGCATTGCGAAGGTCCTTGTACAATTCATTCATCACCTCTCTACGTACGTCTTTGTAAAGTGGAACCATTCCCATGTTACCCAACACCTCAAGCGGGATTCGAATCATATTCTCCTCTTCACTTCTCTTGATAGCCTCAGGTTCTTTCTTCTCTTTAGCAAAAGCTTTCTTGATGATAAGATTGGTTGTCTTCATAGCAGGTGAGAATGATCCTGACATGTTACCAATAAAGTCAGCTATGTTTGTTTCACCTGCTTTCTTTTCTTTCGGTATAGCAGAGAATGATATGGCATCCTTGTATGGATCATAGTCACCATTTCTTAGGAAGTCTAAGAACTCTTCATTCACTTCCTCAACACCGTAGTTGACAAGCATCTTGGTAGCATTACCAAAGTTTCTTCCAAGTAATAATGATGAGCCTGTTGAAGCAAATGATTGACCAAGCTTCTGCATCAATGTCTTCTCATCTTCTTCCTCCTCATCACCAAGAAGCCCTGCCAATCCTCCGGCAAACATGTTTGTAAGCAATGTGTACACTGTCATACGAGCTGTAACCGCAGCAAGCAATCCTATTCCTTCTTTTCTTGTGATCGACCCTTTGCCCATAGCTGCATAGATACCCTGTCGCGCAGTGGTGTACTCATACATAGCGAATCGTGTCATGTAAGTGTTGAAGTTATTGAAAGCTCTAAGAAGCACGCTTTGATTTGGCTTAGTGCTACCCTTAACCATACCCATAAATGGATTGTCAGTAGCGCCTGCAAGTACAGACATCTCATCGGCGCGTAACTTAGCAGCCTCAATAGCATCCTTGTTTTCCCTCATGTAAGCCTCATTGTTATCAGCGATCTTCTTGAAGTCAACATCTTTACCTGTCTGCTTCTTAAACTCAGTAGCGAACTGACCAAACCAAACCGGTCTCATGATAACTCTATCAGGCGTAGATATAAGTGTATCAGCAATCAACTCAACTGAGTTCTTATATTTCTTAAGAGACATGTTGTAGATTTGATTTGCTTTATTAGCAATCACACCTTTAGCTGTTGTTGATTTAACACCGCTCGTTTGGCTAAGGACAGATTGATCAATAAACCTTCCGCTCAATGTATCACCATGATACAATCGAGTTGTCTGCTTACTTCTCACGTTATCCATAATGCTCACAGCATCAGGAGATGATATAATAGGGAAGTATTTCACTCCTTCAGCAAAAGCTTTTCTTCCGGCAAACGTAACAAATGCAAGGTTAGATTTCAATTCAGCAACAAACCTGAAGGCACTACCAAGAACAACTCTATATCCTTGCTTTGAAATAAAGTTCACAACCTCATCAGCTGTTGATGTGGCAACAAAATTATTGGTCAATACATCTGACACTACCTCTTCGAAACCATCTCTGATGGCATTGAATATATCACGCTGTTGTTTTGTGAAATCATCACCATATCGATTCTCGACCTCATTAAGCGTCTTTCTCGCCGTTCTGATCGGAGTAGTCATGTGATAGTCTAAAAGTGTAAATTTAGCCCCTCTCTGTGCGGATGCGAATACGTCAAAGTTAATTGCCTTTGCACCTGCTGTTCTTTCAATTAAGTTCTTACCCTTCGTAGATGGGTTTAGGTTATTATTATAATTATTAGCAACCTGAGTAGCTACCGCTGATTCATCAGGGTTGTACTCAGACATTACAGGTAAGTGAACATAGTTGTTAAGCGCATCAATTCTCTGACCTCTGATTACAGCTGCAGTATACACGGCCTTCTCAGTTAAACCATCATTGATTTCTCTGATGGTTTTGATGGCGTTCTTCTCGGCATTATTGAATGAATTGTAAAGCGCATCCTTATCTACGTTACCATCCTTATCAAGGATTCTTTGAAGCATCTCAATCTCAGCGTCACCATACTTAGTCTTGCCTCGCTTGATAGCTTTGATAGTTTCCTTGATGTATGCAGATGCAGGATTCACTTGCTTGTTGCCGGGGTTGCTATCGTACTCAAGCTGAATCATATAAGCCATCATTCTAAATGAAGACTCTAATGTTTTGTTCGCATCGTAAGCAAATGATTTTGCAACAGCATCATGTGCTGCGTCTAACTTCTTATTCACTTGACCAAGTGCAGATGTAAATGCTGATTGAGCCTCAGATATTTTTTCAAACAAAGCATTGAAGATTGGCTTAGTCTTGAAGTTGCCAAAGACCTGATCAATAAAGAAGAATCCTCCTGATCGAACCATCTCCAAGATACCACCCTTCTTAGTAAACTTACTCTTAAGGTTATTGTAAACCTGAGTGACAGGTAATGGCTTTGCAGTTAAAGTAGCCTCACCTACAGGAGTGGAATTCTTGATAGCATTCAATCTCTCGAATGCCAACATACCATAGTGAGGCATGAAACCATTGTTGATATTGTCTATCAACTTGATTAGATTGGTAAGCTGAGCAGTTGTCAATTGCTTCAATAGCTCAGGCTTAAGCAATCGTCTGATGTTGTCAGCCAACTCTCTCTCATCCTTAAGCGTAAGACGATCCAAGTTCATCTTGGCATCAGTAATGGCTTTGATGAGTGTATTGTTCTCAGCTTGAATCTCAGCAGGGGTCTTGCCTTCTTTCTTTTCTGTTGGGAAGATAACTGACTTATACTTCTTCATGAGCTCAGCTTCCTCAGCTGTAACGATACCATCCTTCTCCATCTTGTTAACGGTGTCAGCGTATTGTATCTTACCGTTCTCCTCATTCACAACCTTATCTGCAAAGTCATCGAATCGAATGGCCAACTCCTCACTCTTTGACAACTGCTCATCCAAGGATTGGAAGATGTCATTGATGTCCTGAGATATGTCGCTAATATCCTTTAACGGAAGAACAGCTTGATTTGCCGAAAACATGTTTACGATGTTGATGTACTTATCAAACACGTCATCAGGGATCAATGTTGGGTTGACAGCCAATAGCTTTCTCATTGGATTAGCAATAGCATCAGCAACACCAATCTTTGATTTGAGATTACCTCTCGCCTTTGTAATCTTGGTTCTGATACCGGCGATCTTCTGAGCGTAGTCAGCATCCTCAAATACTTTGGTCATGTAATCAACAAAGGCATTGGTTGAATCCTCATTGAGCATGTTCACCTTGCTGAACTTACGGATCACATCAGACAATTGCTTTGGTGATATCTTACCGGACTTAGCCAACTCTGACACAGCCAATGACAAGTCATCACTTGCTTGCATGAACGCACGCTTCGCATCACGAGCACCCTTAGCCAAGTCTCTGAAGTGCTGCTTAAGCAATTCCTTTTCAGTCAGGGTAATCTTTTTGATATCCTTCAAAGTACCGAGGATCTTACCAACTGATGGTGAAGACTTTTGCGCCTTACCAAATTCAGTCTCAACATTACGAACCAACTGCTCACGCTGTGAGTCATTGGCTCTTTCATAGACCTTAGATTTAGTAACGTACTCCATCACGTTCTCCATGATCTTATCCTTGGCTACACCTCTTCTCTCTGATTTGTCAATGATGGTTTGAACCTGATCCATCATGCGGTCATACCCTTCAATGGTATTGACATTTGGATTAAGTTTCCCGCCTGATAAGCTGATGCGGTGCTTCTTAACAGTGAATGGATTAAAGAACTTACCTGCTGCGTTTGTCATGTATACAGTACCACCATAACCTTCAGGAGTAATCTTCGATCTCTTGGCTCCGTATCCATATGGTGCAAGCTCACGCGCAAGAACAACCTCACTCGCAGTCTTGGGGATGAACCCTCTGTCATTCATGTTATACCTCAAGGCAATCTTCTTTACCTCAGCAAGGGTTGCACTGTCACCGGGGCGTTGGAATCTTACCTTGTTCTTAATCGTTACAGCATTCTCATCAAAAACCACATAGTTAAATCCTCTTGCTGTTTCTGATGTAGCTCCACGAGAAGTATATTCGGCAGGATATTTTATACCGTCAATTCCATTTTTTAGAAGAAATAGTGAAGCTTCTTTTTGACCTATTTTATTAGAAATGAATTTATACATTTGCCCAACAGTAATCCTATCTTCTTCAGCAACAGGAGCTGTTGATTCACTAAGTTTTATACCTTGCTCTTTATTAAATTTTTGAAACAATTCCAATGCTCTATCAGACATAGGTTTATCCCACTCAAGCCAAGTATATTGATCAGGAGTTTTACCTTCGTGAAGAGTAACATTATATAAATTTCTATTCTTTCTTTGTTCTAAAGAGTCAAATGTTTTTGCAAAATTTACAATCGCTTCATACTGAGATTGAGTTATATCTTTTCTAAAAACTTGAATAGAAGCTTCTTCTAACAAATCATTTTTAGATCGAACTCTAAGTAATTCTGCACCCAATGCCCATATAGGATTTTTTTTATTCTCACCTTCATATAAGAATTCCTTTCCATCAATATAAATAGTTGGTTCACTTAACTGATTTGCATAATTTTCAGCAATATCTTTCAAGTCTGTAAAATATAATCCCCAACCATAAGCTTGAGCACCTTCTCCTGTTCCAATTTTTTCAGTAGCAAACTTATCAAAATCATAAGGGCTTCCATGATAGGCGGGAACTTGCTTCTTAACTTTAGCCGGAACTTTAGCCATTGATTCCTTCACCCCTTCCAATTCAAACTTAGCTGCGTCAGCGTCACGAAGTCCCATTGGATTGACACCGTTTGATTCTTCTAAAGGAAATTGTGACTCAGTTAACTCTCTTGTTGAATAGCTGTCTACATTCTCAATGACCCCTGTGTCTATAAACTCCTGAAGCATTGCCGCATAATTCTCAGGTGTCAAAACATTAACTCCTCCCATCATATTAGGTAGGAAGTAATTTGTTTTTAATCGAGCCTGCTCGATTAACTTCTGCTTAGAAGGTACTCTTTGTGTCTTTGAAGACACTCCGGGTCCGGCGGGACCTGAAGGTGCGGTGTCTCTGAAGAACTCATTGAGACTCATACCTCTCGCCATTCTATCTGATATGGTGACCATGAAGTCAAGCATGTCCTCAGGAGTAGCGTCCTCCAAGAACATTGGCTGACCGGTGATCTTTACAGCAATAGCATTGAACACAGCCTTGATCTGAGTGAGTAAGCTCTTTGCCTTAGGAGTTAGATTGTCATAGGTAATACCGGAAGACGTAAGTAAACCACCGAGCTCAACAAGCCACTCCTCAGCCTGCATGTTTGAGTTGATGTACTCCTCTTGATTTGAGAAGTTGTCAAGAGCATCTATGATTTGAGTCATGCCATTATCTCTAAGGGCCTTCTCAATACCATTCTTAAACTCTTCAAACAAAGCAGGGTTCTCACCAAATGCTTTAACCAATATAGCGTGCCACGCCTCATGAGGCATTGTGGTTGCAACAGCTGTCTCTTCGTTGATTAAGATAGCAATTGGCTTACCTGATGCGTCATTAATAAGCACACCACCCTCGGCTCCTGTTATTGTATCAGCAACATCTTGATTGAAATTCTGAAGAGCGTAATCCTTCATCTCATTTTCATTGGCAACAGATACGATCTTCACATCAGGGAATATTGACGCCAATGACTTGGCTGTATTCCTAAATACCTGAGCTTTATTGGCTGCTCTCTGTGGTTGTAAATTCAACTTCTTAGCATCAACACCACTGATTGATACTCGGTACACCTTATCCTTGAATACCTGCTTCTTCTCTTTACCAATTGGTATAATACCCAACAGTCTACGCTGAGTAGTTCCTTCTATCGCGGGGATCTCTCTGACATTACCTCTGTACTCATCAGGAACTTCTTCCATAGAATTAAAATCAAACGTGTACATTTGATTATCATTAAAAGAATTGACAGTGTCCATCTTGAGTTGATTCTTAACATCAACCCCTGTTCTTTTTATGGTGAATGTTCCATCTTCATTTTGCACTGCCTCATCTCTGAAAAGAGTTGGTATCTGATCCTGAGATTGGAAGTTTAATTCATACTCAGTATTATCATCTAAGTCATTGGCCCATGAAGTATCGGCAACACGATTTGCTTGAGCTCCAAATATTTGATCCACAACTAACTTAGCGCTTTGTTGAGATTGAGTTAAGCTCTCTCCCTTACTCTCAGCTTCTAATGCTGAAAAATACGCGTCAGCAACAAGATTACTATTCGCTCTAACATTAAGAGGAACATCATTCTCATCAAGAAAAGCAACCTCACCATTTGTATCATCATCAATATTGTCCAACACCTCAGTCAAAGACTTTTTATCTTTGATTTTTTCAGTTGGCTTTTCAGCAGCCGGCACATTAACCACCTCAACTTCTTCAGGTAATTGGTTCTCTTGGATGTCTTTTATCTTTGACTTAATCTCAGTAACCTTATCCTTTCCAACTTGAGTTTTATTATTCTCTAATGCTCTAAGCTCTTTCTCTAATTGAGTAATAGCATTTACACTTGCATTATTCAAGTCAGGATTAGCTTGTTTTACCTCAGTCTTAATTGCATCTGTTACAATCTTGTCCTGTATCTTAAACTGTCTTCCTTCGTAGTCATTCTTAATATCAATCTTGGTCTTCTGCAATTGAGCAGGAGTCATGGTCGCGATCAACTTATCAACCTCTTCTGCACTAACCTTAGCCCCGTTGACTTTATACTCAGGCTTTGCAAGTCTTGCTTGAATAGTAGACCTTACACCACCGGGCAGCTCGGCAATACCTTCTAAAAGAATCTCAGCTGTATCCATCTCCTGACCTGTGGCAGCTCTTGCTGCAACCTCACCGGCAGATCCTCCGGCTGCCTCAATGGCTGAACCGGCAGCAACTGCACCTGTAGTAGCAGCCTTAGTCGCTGCACCTGTGGCTGATTTAGCGGCTGACTTACTTAAGATATTAGCCCCAACTTTACTTGCAAGTTTACCGGTAAGAGCATCAGCAGCTCCTATAACAAGACCTCTTGTGATGGCGCCATTCCTTAACTCTTGTAACTTCTCAGGATTCTCAAGGATAGCTTTTACATTCTCCTTGGTCATCTCCTTTCCTTGAAGTTGATTTTGTAGCTCTTCAGCAAAGTATGATCCTGCTTCAACTACACCATTTGCTAAACCGAATGCATATGGTATGGCGGCTGCTGCTCCTGCAACAGCGCCCGGGGCCGCACCAACACCACCCGCTGCAGCGCCTGTTGCCGCTCCATATGTAGCACCTGTACCAATAGCCGCGGCTCCCGACATTAAAGCGTCTGAGTTAGTGGCTAAGCTAACCAATGAACTCGTCATAATCTCAGGTACATAGCTTGGATTCAACGCTAATCCTTTTACAACTCCCCAAAAACCACCGCCTTCTTCGTTGTAAATCTTATTAAATTCCTGTGCTTCTTTTGATTGACCTAATTGCTGAGCATTCTTATTAGCCTCAATGAATTTTTGAATCTCTTCAGGTGTAGCCTTAGATCCGCTAAGCGCTAACACCCCGGCCTCATCAGCCAATTGAGCTTGACCATATCCTGCGGCAACGCTACGTGCCATATCATCAACAAAGTCACCAATACCTAATGGGACAATCTCATCAAATCCTCTTAGTACATCACCGAATGCACCGGTAAAGTAATCCTTCTCCTCAAGCTGTTGAGGTTGTTGAACAGGCTCGGGAGCAGGAGCCGGCGCCGCACTACTTGGAGACTGCGAAGCCGAAGAAGAAACGGCCGATGGTGATACCGTAGTACCGAACTGATCTTTTTTTTTTAATTCAGCTTGTGGTTGGGCAGGTGCTCCACCTGCAACGCCCATCAGTGTTTTAAAAGAGTTGATGTCTTTTTTATAACCTGTATTTACAAACAATCCATAAGCATCGTTCAATGCTTCAGGGTTTGAATTTATTAATTGTTTGAAATCTTCGTAAGACTTGGTGTATCCTGTGCTTACAAATAAATTATAAGCGTCTCTGATTGCTTCCTCATTCATGTTTCAAATATACAATTTATTTGTACACAATCTTATTAGTCATATTTAGATCCAACCCCCTTAGATTGGTATTTCTTTTGCATCTTCGCTTTATCAGCTATATTAATTATGTGATTTTTAATATCTCTAACACTGTCAAAATTACTAATATCAAATTCAACAGCATTTCGATCACTTGTATCCGATATAGTTATAGTTTCACCATCAGGGTTTCCTACTACCTTAATGCCTAAATTACCATACATAGCATTTAAGTGTGCAGCAGTTTCATTCGGTTTATCTTCCATTACAAAATACTGATCTCTGTTCATTTCTGACCTTAGGTTTGTAGAAAAATCACCATACACTTCACCTCTCTTAGATTCTAAACCATCGGAGGCTTTTACCTTAGTTCCTTTAGCATACTTAGCCAACTCAGCCTCAGTTGTTTCCCCAAATACTTCTCGACCCGCTCTGAAGAAAGCATTAGCATCATCACTAATATTAACTTCTCTATACATGTTTGGATCAGCATAATCAAATATGACCTTATCACCTTCGATTCTAATATTTTTAAGACCCTTTGCTACCATGCTTGGGTATCCTAAGATAGCATCTAACGCTGCCTTCTTTTGTTCAGGAGTACCATTCCTAATCAACTGCCAATCCTGAAGCATACTCTGCTTTGTTATCTTAGCATTCTGCGCCTCTACCTCAGCTTGAGTTGGTCTTGGAGTCTCACTCGCTCCAACTACACTAACTGTTTCTTTTCTATCATACATCAAACGGGCCTTTACCCTTAAGTGATCTAAAGCCACAGCCTTTTGCTCTTCTGTCAATTGAGGTTCAGGACGTCCGGCGTTGTTGTTTTTTAATAGGATCAAGTTAGAATTTTCTTTCGCGCTCGCTTCTTCTTCACTCCAAGTGTATGTATACTCCTTACCGTTTGGAGCCATGTTTACATCCTCAGTAAGGATTGATGTGACATTGGTTGGAACCGTGAGGAAGCTACTTAACATTTCTGTTTCAGCCTGCTCAAACCCCCTTGCAATACCTCTAACATCAGGGGGAAGATCTTCATTTTGCATCGGATCAAGTATCTCAATAACAGAACCTCTTTGATATTTGTTTTTAATATCCAATAAGGTAGTGATACGCTCTCCTAATCCATCAACATATGCCGTTACGGCTTCAGTTGATTTGAATCTATCGTAGTTGTCCTTGATTGAATTACCAAGAGCGGCAACTGAAATGAATTCATTTGGGTTATCGCTCATTCTCTTTACACCATCTTCTCCCATAACCATCTTAGCGATACTTACAGTACCGTCAGTTGGATTGATGTAAGCTTTGTGGTCCATAAAGTTGGCAAGGCCCTCAGCTTGCTGCATAAGGAATAGTTCAAGATCTTGGTTCTCTTGGTTCTTGCTTCTATCCATCTTCTCCTTATACACCTGTTGGTATTGAGTCGATAGATTGAACAACTGATTAGTACCATCAAGAGAGTTCTGTCTCATGACCATGTAGTCCTTCATCTTCAATTGACCTGACTTGAGTAGCTTATCCTGCATCAAACGATACTTCTGATAATCATCAGCGTACTCAAGAGTCCATTGGTTCATTGCCTTAAACTCACCCTGAGGTGGGTTTGAAAGCTTCTCGCCATACTCTTGCGATGCCTTATCAATAGCAGCCTTCTTCTCTTCACGGATCCGGTTCTGTTCCGCGAGCATGTCAGACATGCTCTTGCCAATCTCAGCCCAATTTATTTGACTGTCGGCTTCTCTCTCTGCGTACTTGTAATATGTTGCCATCTATTTATTAATAAGGGTTGAAGTAGTTGTAATTATCTATATAAGCTTGACTTTGAAATAATTTTTGACTCTGTTCAGGGCTTAATGAATTTTTGAAATTCCTGAAATCACGATTACTCATGCTATTAAAATCAATAAGACCTATAGGTTGTCCATTGTAATCTTGCATAGCAAAATCACCAAGTGATTTGTCACCAATTGATTTCTGAATCGCAGATTTCTGAGCACCCAAGTCTTGACCATACAATGGAGCTGCCTGAATACCTTGCTGTACTGCGCTTGTCACACTCTGCATACCTTGACTTATAGCAGCTGCCCTTGCCTCTTGAGCATCTCTTGCCGCAAGTTGAGCACCCTGAGCCTCACCCAAGTCTAAATTTGCCCTTGACATATCTAAGTCTACCTTCATATCGCGAAGACGAGCCTCTTCATTAGCTCTCAGCATATCAATATTTTGCATCTCTTTTGACATCTCAGATCTTACACCTTCTTGCGCTAAGTTCTGCTGCATCAAAGCTCTACCCGCTAAGCCAACACCTCTTTCTGATTCGCGACCGGCCTCTACAAGTTGACCTGCTGTTGAGGTAAATTGCTCTCGAGCCGCTTCATAAGGCTCTTTATTAACAGCTAATTTGTCATAATAATTAGTATCAAGCCTTTGCTCAGCTTGATCAATCATGGCTCGAGCGCTACTCATCGCCTTCTCAGCGTCTGCTTGCGCTTGTTTTTGTAGTTTCTTTTGGTCATTTGCCTGCTTAAAGGACATACCTGCACTTGCGGCTGATACCGCAATACCACCTATCGCTAATGCTGTTGATGTTGCTATTGCCATGTTATAGAATTTTAATCATTTCACTTTGATATGAATCACCCTTTATATATCCGAGTTCTTCATAGGTTTTAATTAGATTTGAATGCTTGATAAGGGCGTATGCATACTTATTGCCTAAGTCTTTACTAAGATTCGTCAATTGATCGATCAATAAGTTGATAGCATACTTCCTCTTCTCCCTATCAGTGTATGTCTTGCTTGAGATAATCCAATCAATCCAAGATGCTTTTGAGTTTGTGATATACAAAAACCCTGCACAGATTGGTTCGTTACCATCAAATACAATCGCACCGCCCGATCCGTCTCTCGGTAAGAAGTCCTTACTTGGAGCTTCCCACCCCCACTGCTTCCACCATCCTACGAGAATATCATCGTAGTCAGTGTCATTCAAATGGCGTATATTGATTGATTCCATACACCCACAAAGGTATAAAAATTATGGGAAACTTTTCATCACCTCTGATTCTACATTAAACAACTCAATTTTATATGACATTGAGTTTGAAATGTCAAATACACAGTAGTGTCCAAGTACACCATGGGACTCAGCAATTGAGTTCTTTATGTACAAGAAGTAGGCATCAGATACTGACAACGGAACACACCCCGGAATGGTTGAGTCAATCACAATTCGATTAATACCCATAGGGTAATTCCTTACAATGTCAGTAACCTGACCGGCCAATAAGGGGGTGTCATAGTTTGGCGGCAACGCAAAGTATAAGTAATCTCCAATACTTAAAATGTCACCGGTATTGATGAGTGGATTAACAGAGAACTCAACCTCGTATCCACCGGAAATTGGTGTATAATAAAGACTCCTTCCGATACCATTCAGACTTCTAAGCGCGTACTCAGATAGATCTGCAGGGACCTCACCTGAGTTTCTGATAAAGGCATAATAAGACTGCTCCTTCTTCTCAAACCAAGTTGATGTAATAAACCCTGACGTTTGGATGTCAGTTGTAAGAACAACATCCCATGCGTTGTCACCCTCTAAATTAATAGTCTTGAAAAGTTTATTCTCAAGTGGAACATCATTGAACACACTTTTCACTGTGGTAGGAGAGAAGGCTAATGCAGGATCATTAGCGTACTTAACCCACCAATCCACATAAAAGTTATTCCTATTTTCATTTACATTATGCCTGTAGAGATCACCACCTTTAAAGGTATACAAGTAATTATTCATTCCGATGATCCAATCAGGATAGAATGAGTAGAATGAAGGCCATCCCTCAGCGGCTTGGCTATATGTCAGTGTGTAATTCATCTTATGGGCATTCGTTTGTTATGGCGATTACAGTACCGTTTTGCACCTGTATGGTATCATTAGTCCCTGTTAAGTTATTTGTTCTGTAATAACCATCAGCAGCCTTGTTCTCTCCGTATTCATCCAAGAATATCCAATCATATAATCCTAAATAAGGTGATACACCGGTGACTCGGATAGGATATAACTTGCTTGTTAATGGAGCCTGACATATCCCTGTAAGAGTTTCATAACGAGCAGATGCGTTTATACCTTTGATTTTAGCAGGGCATGATATGTCAAGTAAAAATGCTGTATTCTGACAAGCGGCTACTGATGTTAATGTCATGACCGCCGGAGTAGGAGATGTCTTAGGTATTACAATTACAGACCACTCTTTTGGTTGAGCCGGAGTCCAAGTAGGCCCATTGTCAGGAGATGTAGGAGTTAACTGAAGTTGAGCAGGAGTTACCGTTACTACTTGAGTACCTCCTGTTGGCACAAAAGATGTTCCATTAAATGCATACTCATTAAGTGTATGTGGAGACGCTCCAACAAGGTCGCAACCGGGTACGCCATTAAAACTTGATTGACCTATAAATGTCAACTGACCCGGAGGCGCTGCTAAATAGCCGTAATAAGGAGAGCTCAATTCATTGTATATAACGCCATCATACTCAACATACATTCCATCAGGCCGTTGTCCTGCTGCATATTTAATAGTGATAGCACCAACAGCAGTTGGTAATGTACCTGTATCAATCTGCATGGTATAATACCCACGGCTACCTGATGTTGGGAGATATGATCCACAAGCAAGTCCACATGCAGGGCATGAGAATTGTGGCAGGAATAATCCATTGACTTGCTGTCTAATAATGACACCGTCAGAGTAATAACCATCAGGAGCTAATATTGTTAGCCCTGAGTTTTGAAATACTGCTGTCGAGTCCGATAATGTGGTCCCGTCTAAAAAGTATGGGTCAGCGAAAGTAGGCATTCTATTTTTTTTTATTATGTTGCAGAACAATCACCTTTAAATATTCTAACAGTAACAGTTCCATTATTTCCTGAGTATGCCGGATTTGCGTAATATATCGCCATCCATATACCGGAAGGATCATCAGCTAAATTCAAAGGATTCCATACCATGTTCAACACTTGAGGTGTTGTTACGTTTCCGCTAATAGATCCAATATAAGTAGTTGGCCCTGTATTGTAAGCTCCATTATATCTGCCAAAAGTAACTTTAACAGCATTGGTTGAGTTAGGTATAGCCTCGCTAAACGTAATTTCTATTTTATAAGTTTGACCGGTCACAAGGCCATCAGCTTTAGTTCCTGAAAGATCAGAATTAGAAATTCTCAATGGGTAATTAGTGCCGCCATTATTACCCCAATCTGACAATTGGAATACTACGGGTGAGTCAACTATTGCTTCCGAAACATTACCGGAAGGTGTAACTACTTGAGCATCTACCTCTGTCTTTCCGTACAAAATAGGAAGTTCATAGCATTGGAAAGCTGAACAATTGCATGGGTTGACTAATGATACTGACCACTTATTGCTCAAAATAGGGGTAGTTCTAAAATTCGAATCATATGTAACGCATATATTTACGGATTCACCACCTCTTAATGACATTGTTTGTAATTGATTATTACAATCATAGTATGTAAACGTGTCAAACTCTCCCGGAGTAGGCGTGTCATTATTAAGAACATTCCAAGTTGTACAAGTTGTATTCACAGCGCAACATCCACAATTACTTTGCTTTTCAATTCTGTAACCTGTAATGTCATCGCCAAATAGAGCAGGAGGAGGACTTCCAACCGGTTGACAGAATTGATATAAATACCCATTTTCAACAGATCCGAAAGTAGCCTCTTGAGTGTCGCAATCTATCCAAACTACCCCCACGGTTTGAGTTGGAGCTCCGGGGCCTTTTAATTTGTAAACAGTCCACGTCTCACATGTAGCATAACAAGGCGTGCATTGAGTACAATCAGTTAATTCAACAGTAACATCACCTGACCTTACCTCAAATACAAAACCTGTGCTTTGAGCACACACTTGAGTTTCCTCTCCGGGATCTAACTCAACAGTAAATGGAACATTGTCCACGCAGTCAGAAGCAAAATGAACAGTAGCTGTATTCGAAGCTGATATATTATTAAGCGTAAAAGTAGAACATGGATATTCTTCAGCACTACATGCAGCGCAATCACAACACATTTCCTTTAAATCAGCTGTTACAGCGGGTGATGGAGTGTAACATAAGAAATTTGACTTCTTATTTCTAAGATCCCAAATCAAGTAAAGATACTCACCACCAACAGATGGGGGCATTATGAAATCACCACTGAATAAATTTGAGTTAACCAATGTTGGCGGCACATATACAGAATCTGAAAGAAGATTAGATATATCAGTAGGATTATTTTCGTATAAAACATTAGATCTTAAATATCTGAATGAGTTTTCAAATAAAAGAAATTGATAATTATCAGGTAGTATTTTATTGGTCTGCAGATAAACAGTACTTCCATCAGTTGGAAATAATCCTGCTCCAACATTACCTGTCATCATACTATAACGAGATACAATAGGATTATTACCCGAAGCAAAAGTAACCTGACTACTCTGTAATGGACCTATAAATGGCCCGTCTATATATCTAAATTGAGTGTGAATAGTATCATTAGCATCAGATAAGCTTGTAACAACAACTTCAACTATGCTTAACTCAATAGATAGTGGACAATTAACTCGAAGAGATAGAGAGACATCACCTGAATAATAAACTGTAATATTAGTGGTGTCCTCTATTATTGAGTCCTTACCGAATTGAATACTACCCGATTCGGATATGGATCCTGATGAAGTTTCGTCACCATTATAAAGAGCTATCACTTCAAACGTAACACCTTCATCTATTGAATTTACAATCCATGATATTTCAACATCTCCAATTAATGTAGATACATCAACACAAAAATTGATAGATTTTAATTCTTCAGTACTATTGAATAGATTAAACGATTGGGTCTTTCCGCACTCTATACATTGAGGATTTCCGGGCAGCTCAATATCATTCATGGTCAATACATACTCATTCATGTATGGATCGTATCCTCCAATCTTCTGAGTGTTGAATGAGTTGATAAATTGATCTCTAAACCAAGTTCTCATTCCCATTTCAGAGACCACATTCAATTGCTCATTTGAGTAAGCATTACCTTTCAACTGCAATACAACTCCTCTCTTAGCGTCAGTAAAATATCTATCATATCCCCAATGAACATAACTCTCAGGATTAGACGTGATACCATAATTTTCTGTTCTTGCTATTTGAGTTCCTAATACCTCAGGAACTGAAGTGATAAGGTTACCGGCGCTTGCATCTGACAATAAGTTTTTACCTGAAAGAACGTAAGATACTTTATCCTCTTGGAGAACAAGAACATCTGTTTCTCTTCCATCCAAAACATGAATATCACCAAATGAAGTTTCTAAATTCTTATAGTTGAATAAGCCTAAATTGAACTCATTTAATTTATTTACATTTGTTTCCTGATTAAACACACCACTGTATGTTATATCAGCAAATCTATCAGCCTCTTTATAGTTTTGAGCTGACACCAATGTAACTCTTTCACCTAAGTTAAACGCTCTTCCAATAATAGAGTCTCTTATCTTATAACTTTCAGCACCGTTTCCAAAAGAGAAACAATTAAAGAATCCGGTCTCAATTTCAGCAGCTACACCACTTCCTATATTTTGACTAACATCTCCGGGAGCTCCATTAGATAAGTGATTTCCTGTTGCGTCAATTGGGAATGATAGATTATTTTCGTAAAATATATCAGGTATTGTTTCAGATGGGAGTGTTTCAAATATAACTAATCCTGATGATCTTACAACTTTAATGTTAGCTTTAATGCCTGATCGACCTCCTGCAATACCACCTGAACATGGATAGGGTCCTCTTACTAATAAATATAAACGATTGTCGGGTATGTTTCTTACAAATCCTAAATAAGCTTTACAAAATTCAGGAGGTAATCCATTTATAGATGCAACTGTGTTAAATTCACCGGGTATAAATTCTATGTTTTGACAAGCGGCAGAAGTTTGACTGTCAAATCCTTGAGGTAAATAATTCTCAACACTATCACCTACCCACCAATCATACATGTTATTGTAGTTTGCTGTTGAGGTTAATGTAATTGCTAAATTATATTTAAAAAGTTCACAATTAGAACCGCCAATAGTGTCCTGTCTTTCAATTTGTAATGAAATAGTTATTTGACTACCGGCAGGCACATCGTAATCAACCCAACTTGTACCATCGTATATGTTCATTGGATATGTAATCCAAGGGAAATTAGCCTGTCCTGATCCTCTTGGTCTAACATCAGTGTAATCACCTGCAGCTATAAAAGAGTTCTCATCTAATGTTGTATTAAACCCTTCAGGTTTTATCTTCATATAAACACCCTCAGGTGCTTCAAACCCATTTTGAGCTGCGACAAAATTAGCTTGCTGAAGCTGCTTCTCAAGTACTGTCGCGTAAACGCAAGAATCAAGAGGGCCTGTCTTATCTCTTTTAACAATGTACCTATCACCTACCTCAACTTTTTTTGTATTTTCTCCTTCAAGCAGGAAATAAGCAACATTACCCTCTTCAGTTGTAAAATAAAGAGATGAATAAATAACTTCGTAATTGTGCTCAGAAGCTTTACAAACAAACTTATATCTTTTAGCCCACCATGGCGCAGCTTGTGTAACAGGTATAGTTACCTTAATATGGTTTTGCTTACCTGAAGCAGAGCATGGGACATGCTCGGTATTATAAGGGCTAACTAACGCAGTGCTTGATCTACCAAACTCATCCATGTATACAATACCAATCTCATATCCGCGATTACTATGTAGACTTCTTATTGTCTTAGATGATCTAAATGAAACACCTGCTATTACGCAAGAGAAAACTTCATAAACACTTTGAGCAGGAGCAACGCTCATAGGGTCATCCACATATCTAATAGCAGGAAACTGAAATTTAACAATACTTGACGAAGGATCTGTTAATATAGCTATTGGTTCTAAATCAGCACTAATACCACTTTGATATTTACCTACCGAACCGGGCCCATTTGGAGTTGTAAGCAGATCAGGAATAGAGCAATTAAATTGATCTGTCCATGTTATTCCATCACAAGATGTTTCATCTCCAACAATAGGAGAAAATATAGGTAATATATCTAATGCTGTACCAACAGCTTGTTGAAATTCAGGACTTGAAGCCATCTGATATGCAGATGTATATCCTGATATTATATTGAATGAGAATGAAAAAGTTAATCCCTCTGTTATTTCTGTAGGAAATGGAGTGTCCCCATAAAAAGATCCATGGTCTAAAGTAAAACTTATATTTAGCAAACCCTCCTGAGACAAATCAAAATCTGAAAAATCTATACACAAAACAGCATCAGCAAAAGTTCCTCCTCCACCAAAAGTGTAATTACCACTTTCAAAAAATACTTTAGTTGAATCAAAAACATCATCCTCTATTGGGTCTGAAATAAGATTAGTTTGATACTCTAATCTTGTAGGCCCCCCAAATTTTGTAACAAGATCATAACCATCGACATAGTTCCCATACATCAATCGATTACCCATTATTGTTTGAGCTTTAGCTAATCTTGGAACATTATCGTAAAGTCTTAATATCTCACCTTCAGAAAGGACGGTAAATATTTTACTATTTGAAAATGAAAAAGTTTGAATTGAATTATCAGGTAATCCCAAGAGGGCTTTATCCAACTTCTCAATAACTTTTATCACATTGTTCTCAGCTTGCTTAAATAGCAAATCTATACCAACAACAAGAGAACTGCCTGTGTTATAAGATATGATAGCTGCATTATAAGCATTCTGCATACCTTCACCTGTAAGGCTATTGTAACTAAAATCAAAAGCTCCGGGCTCAAATGCAATATCAGACCACTGCGATGTAGCTGAGTACTCACCATCAATATATCTGTATCTGTATGCAAAAGAAATAAACCTTGTCTCTAAGTAGTTATTCTCATCTCCTTGCTTTATCAATTGAATAGTTGGAGATTCAGTTGGAGGTCTTTTAATAACAAGCAAAGACTCTTTTAATATATCTGCAGCAGCTTGACTACCCGCATCAATATCGTTTATTGGAATTGGATACGTTCTTAAAACATTTATGAATCTCGGCTGATTATAATCATCAGTGAAGAATATAAGATTGTCAACTTTATTAACTCCTGTTATTAAATAACTCGGGTTAAAATTCAAAGATGTTTGAAGATTAGCTCCGTCATTTATAGAAACAACATGATAGGTCAAGATCGTGGTTAGAACATTGTATGATACAATAAGATCAAGTCTGCCAACCGGACCGTGACCTGTAAAGTTTGGATCATGAACAAACCAATACAGCGTCTCATTCGCTCCATCAGCATAGGCTCCAATACATCTTGCCTGAGCGCTCAATGGAGTACCGTCAATGTAAGTAAGAGATGTCAAAGCAAGATTACCTTTAGTGTTTTCAATGACGCCAATTTCAGACTGCTCAGTCGATCCCATTCGGACATTCATGGCGTCTATGTACTCACCATTGGGAACAAGCCGTTCATCAACGACTTTGTTCATCTTACCTGCTGTAAAGTTTCTTGAAATATTCGCCATGTTACTTAATCATCTTATCCATTCCTCTTAGGTTCATGAGCAATCTACCGGGGTGTATGTTGCTTATTCTAATCTTAGCGTTTCTCAACAAAGCTGAACGCTCTTTTCTCGCTCTTGCCACAACATACTCCTGCACACCAAGCTTTGAATTCAGTATCTCATACTTGATTGCAGCGTAAATATACTGCTCAAAAAGTTTGTTGACACTGATCAATGAGTCATCTCCATTCTCCATTCCATCTGAGATGTATTCAAGAATGCAAAGCTCCCCCATCATCAACGAGTCAAAGTTAATTACACCGGCTTTCTTATCAATATTAAAAGTTGGATTTTTATTAGCCGTCTCAGTATTTAATCCATACGCAGCGCCAATAGAATATTGGAAATACCAATTACCATCCAAGCACCATCCCCAATGATTGTTATAAACACTCTCTCTATTCAAATACAAACTCTTCTCAAGCTTGTTCAATCTGTCATAGTCAAGTATTGATGTTTGGGGTTGAAGGATATTACCATTCTCATCAAATAAAATATTACCCGAGTTGTCTTGCAGATAAGCATTGGATGACATGATCTGAATATTCTCAGTGAGCGGTCTAAGTACACCATCTTTGTACATTGAGATCCTAACCCAATTGACAAAGTCAGATGGTAAAACAAATCTAAGTGAATCAGCAACACTAAGCTCTAACACCTTAATCTCTTTGAATGCGTCATAGTTCAACTCTTGTATTGCTCTCTTAGCATGGAACAAAACTTTATAGCGTTCCTCGTTATTGATCAATGAACGATTACCGGCATACATTAACATGAAGTTGTTGACAATGTCAAACAAGCTGACGTACTGATACGATCCCCAATTAGCATCCTGAGGATTGTTACCGTTATTATCGTAGTATTCGTATTGTGATATGTACGCCATAATTATTGTTGTTGACTAAATGATGGTTGCTCATGCTGTTCTTGAGCGATTGCAAACTGAGCCACTTGAATTTCTCTGATTGATATTCCGCAGTACTGAAGAATCTTCATAGCCAATTTGTACTCATCCTCTGCAGGCAATTCAAAATCTTGATAGTCAGGTTGAGACTGATCAAAGCTTGGCTCTCCTCCTAACAAAGAAATGTATGTCCATTTGGGATCCTTTGGATATCTAAAGTATGTTGCATTCAAAGCTCCATATCCTTTTATTGTATCCGGATAAACATTTACTGATAGTTCAGTCATCGTGTAAACCGGATAAATTAAATTAGGCTTAGTTAAATTGGATGAATTTAATGACGCTATTTTACCTTCACTAACTTTTTCAAGTATAGCGTAATCAGCCGGATTATAAATAGCATATCCTTCTCCCGTATTTATAAATATATCTTGATCTATATAAACACCATTACTAACAATTCCTGTTACAATTCCTGTCTGCTTGGTTGTTAAATTCAAAATAACATAACCGGGGAAAACAATGTAGGGAAAAAATGCCGTTGAATCCCTCATCATAAATGGCACTAAAATATCATTAACACCTTGCATTATTTTCTTTGTTGTGATAATACTATTTATCATAAACGCCTCATCACCTGTTGTTGTTAATGATGGGGGAAAGTAAGCATTGTAAGGATCTTGTGTTAATAAAGCCGGATTAAATATTGTTTTAGGATGTAAAAATTTAGATACAAGAAAAGTCTCCATCACCTCTTCAACAGCCTTGGTTAAATCAGCGTAGTCAGAACCTACTGCACGTGCATTTTGAGCGCTTATCAACTTATTGTAATTACTAAAATACTCCTCGAATATTTCCATCTGAGCCTGCTTTGCATACAGGTTAAAATCAGATGGTGAAATGTAGCCGTAGTTGTTCTTATTTAATACGGACAACACGGTATTTCTAACTGAATTAATCATGGGTTATTTTTTACAAATATAGTCAAAAAAAATAGGGGCTAATTGAGCCCCTACCTTTTTTAATCAATCATCAAATCAATCCTCAGAGAGGAGAGTCTCTAACATTTTCAATGCATCAATTCCTTCGTCACTCTGCAAGTATGATATTGCCATATCAAATGCATCGCTACCGAAAGCAATTGAACACATTTTCTTTTTCGATGTTGGGGTATTGAAGTAAATATCTTTGTCATTCTTCACAACTAACAATCCATTATCAAAGAACATTCTAACCTTAGCTTGGAATTTAAGTTCAGGATCTTTTACAATGTCCATAAATGTACGTGGATCACGTCTTGCAAATACCAAGATGTCACGCTTCATTTCAGCGGTAGATAATGTAGATGGATCTTTACCGAAGATAACACGAGTCAACATTTCCATTTGACTAATATCAAGGCTTCTTGCCTCTACCAATGCGTCTACTTCAAGATTCAAATACTCGACATCTTCATACGCTTCTTTTTCTTTATCTAACTCAGCGAATGTAATTCCGTTTTGTGGATGATAATATAAAAACTCCTGAAGTACAGGATTGGTTTTTGAAACATATAACATTCCATCTTCAAAAACAATAGGTTCCAAAATTGGATTATTGTCCTGCTCATCCTCAAAAGGAGACTTTTGATTTATAGCGTAACGTAAAATTCTGTTTTGATTTTTTTTCTCATCAAACCACATGAGAGGGAACTTCGGGTGGTTACGAGATGCCAACACATATGTTAGCGGGGATCCGTTTAATAAACGGTAGGTTTTGTCTTTAATGACTTTTTCTTTTGCCATGATTTTATTGGATTTGAATTAAAAGATAAAAAAGGAAGTGTCCATAGTGGACACCTCCTTTTATTAAGATTAAGATCCGTAACGGAACAATACGAAGTTGTTAGCACCCAAGGTACATACGCAACGCTCAGACAAGAAGTTAACCTCCATAGCATCCAAGTCGCTTGTTTGTGCACCACCTGCAGAACCTGTAATCCAAGTTTTGAATCGGCGATTCTCAGTTTCTGAGGCACGGTAACGAACGTGCAAGAAAGGACGCTTAGCGTTCTTACCCATCACTTGATCGTATACAGTTGTTGAACCGGCAGGAACCAACAAACCTGTAATTGCACTTCCTACTGTTGGAGAAGCAATACCACCAACTAAACCACCGCGCATGGTTGGATCGTTCAAGTATTTCCAATCAGACTTGTAGAAGTCATAACCTCTGCGGAAACCGCTGAATCCAAGATTCAAAGCCATCTCAACATCATTGTCAAACAAACCATAAGAAGCAGCATTTGCAGCGCCTGAAGAAGAATATCCGTTCAATGTAGCCAACATGTTGTCGATACCGAAACTGAAGTCACGGTTAACAAAGATGACGTTCTCTTCGATAGCGCCTTGCTTATCTAAACGGCCAACAATATTGTCGAAGTCAGCTAATACAGTTGGGTATCCACCTGCAAAAACATTACCACGACTACCAACTACATAGAAAACACCCTCAGATCCTTTCAAACCTGTGCTTGAAGCATTGGTTGTGTTTGCCATAGGTACAGCCTCGATCATGGCAGTCTCAACATAATCTTCAAAACGAAGACGAGTCTCGTGTTCAGACTTCAAATACCAAAGGTATCCGGTAGCGCCATTCTCAGTAGTCACTTCAACCCAACCGATTTGAGCCATGTCAGATCCGTTAACAGCGTACTTATCCTTAAGGATAATTGGGTTGTTAGAGAAGATTGAATCTTCAGCTTCCAAAGAGCCATCCATTCCTATAGTTCCTTTCTTGAACTCAGAACCATAAATGAATACAGTAAATGTAGCTCCCACTCCCGTAACAGATTGACCTCCTGCGTCATAATAAGCTACGGTGAAAGTACCTGCGACTGTAGCGCTACCTGTTTGAGTAACTCCGGTTACAACTGCTTTATTACTTGCGCCTGTTGTATTTTGCTGAATAAATACAGTTTGTCCAACACGAATACCAACTGAAGCAATATCTCCATTAGTTGTATTTACAGTGAAGGTAGCTGTGTTAGCAGCAGCAACAGCAGTGGTAGTACAGTTTGTATACTTAATGTGAAGACGGCCTTGTTCTGCCCATTTGATTTGGTCAGAGATTGAAGGCATCTCAGCACCAACCATTCTCAAGAATGATGATACTGTACGATTACCATAACGCTCAAATTCTTTCTCGTAAGTATCAGGAAGATACTGATCCAAGAAATCAAAGGTTGTGATGTAATTGGTTTCTAACGCTACGCGCTCTGCGGCAGGTTGCAACCCGAAACCGGGGCTTGATAAAATTGCCATTTTTTTTTAATTTTTTAGTTTATACTCTTTTTGCGCTTTGAATTTTTAATCCCCTTCCGGAGTCAGGATTCAATGCTTTAACCTGAAAACCATCCTTAACTGCCGCCTCAGGCGCTCTTCGCTCAGACATGTTTATGTTCTTTATCTTGCGAGTAACATCATCAGTAGCTGCCGCTAATCCTTGCTCATAGAAGAACTTTGCGAACTTGTCAGGATTCATTGCAATTGATAAGGCTTTGTGGTATCCAACTGCGTCTTTGATCATTCCGCTCTCATCCAAAAACTTCTGAATAAAGTTCTGTGGAGTTGATTGGCTTTTCTTCAACTCAGTTGCATCGCCCGGAGAGAATGTAATTTTCCTGTCATTAACATCGAACTCAAAACCTTTGAACTCCTTGCTAAAAACTTCGTCCGTCTTTTGGTCAAACCATTGACGTTTACGCTTCGACTCCTCTTCGACCGTCTTCGCTTGCTGTATATATTGTTTATAAGCATTGAACTCTTCCTTTTCCTCTTCAGAGATACCTGCCGATCTTGACTCAAGTGGCATTTTGTACTTCTCCTTTTGGTCATTGAAGAACTTCTTTGCTTCTGCTACAATTTTCTTTTTTGCAATCTTTACTTTTTTAATGGTAGACTCATCATCAAGATCTTCATCATACTGATAGTCCGACATTAAAACGCTGATGTCATCATCATCAAGCCCTTCTTGGGTTGACTTCAAATAACTTCTCAAAAGATTATCAGGATTCATGGAGTCTACATCTTCTTTTAATTTCAAGAAGTCTTCGAAACCACGTCCTGTTTCTTTGCGATACTTCATATAAGCGGCCACATCCTCAGGCATTTCTTCAGCCTGATTACGCTCAGCCATCAACTCATCAAATGAATTGATCTGCTTATTGTATCTTTTTCCAATATATGAAAGAACGTCTTCTTCTTTTAACTCAGGTAACCCTCCTTCGTCATCTTGCGATCCACCGCCTTCTACTGCTTCTGCCGCTGCTGCTTGCGCTTCTGCTGCTGCCTGAGCCGCTGCTGCTTGTTCAGCCTCATGGTTAGCAAGAATCGCTGCCTCTTTCTCAGGAGCGCCCTTTGTCTCTTCACCTTCAACTAATCTTACTGATTTAAATTCCATTGTATTTAGATTTGATTTGATGCAAATTTAAACAAAAATTTGATATTATTTAGCGAGGTTCAAATTCAGAGAATTCAAACCCATCTAAACTGTCCTCATTTGATTCAAAATTGATCGAAGGTAAGTTATTCTTTCTTTGCTCAATCAGCTTAGACTGCTGAGTATTTTGAATACTTACACGCTTATCTTTAGCCTCCTCCTTCTTCATCTCTCTCTGACTCAATACACCTGACTGAATCTGAGCAAGCTGTTGATTATACTTAAACTCCTCAGCCATAAGCTGAGCTTTAAGCATAGCCTCTTGTTTCATTCTCTCAATATCGAAAGCAACTTCTGCTTGCTTGATCTTAACTTTAGAATTGGTCTCTATCTCAATCTTCTGCATAGCAACTTGACCGGCTAACTGTTGAGACTTGAGTTGCTGCTCAGAAACAATAGCTTGCTTTTGCATAGCCATCTTCTCTTCCCTTTGCTCCTTCTTTATTCTCTTCATCTTAAGCAATTGATTGGCAAGCTTAATGTTGCGTATCTCACGAATATCAATTGCATCCTCAATATCAATGTTACCTCTTGACAATGCCATTTGGATATTGGCCTCAAGCTGAGACTTCTGCTCTTCATCAGGTGACACCTCGATGAAAATACCAAAGTCATAAATGTACAAGTCAGATATGTTCTGCAGAGTGGCTACATTGTATCTTCCTATCTGATTGATAAACTCTTCTTTGAAATCAGAGTACTCCAAAATATCAGCAATCCTGTACGTTAAAGCCTCAGCGATTGATCTGTAAATAAACAAGCCACCTTCAAGGATATGTCGAGTAGCTGTGTTTGAATTAAGCGCTGCAAGCTTCTGTAATCCCACCAATGAATTGGGATCAGGAGTAGATCCATCACGAGCCTCGTTCAATCCTGTTACCGTTCTAATCATATCCATGTAATGGTTATAATTAGCGATCAACATCTGAGTCTTAGAAGCTCCGGAGTTAGATGTCAACTGAGTAATAGGGACCCGGGCATTGTTGAAGTCACCATCTTGGGTGTAGCTTCTTCCGATCACACTGCCCGTTTGGAAATACAACCTCAAAGCATCCTCCGGATTGTAGGCCGCTCCTGTTCCAAGATCAACCTCATTGAGTCCATCAGCATCAATAAAGATACCGTCAGGTACTACGCGAGCAATAACTTGTTGAAGCTTTAAGTGGGTGATTTGAATAAGATCAGTGAATGGAATCATTCTCTTAACCAAAGACTCAATAACGCCTTTGTACATTCTTGGAGCACAGGCCACATACATTGGTAATGCATGTTGAGAAGCTGACTTAGGGCGAACCATGTTGTGGGCCAACTCCCATTTCAAAAGAATGTTAGTACCCATAACCATAATCCCTTCATACCATACGTCAATAACCTTCTCGATCTTCTCGAAGTTACCTTCCTCCATCATGTCAGAAGGAGGATTGAACGTATCGTCTTTCTCTATCACACGTATACCGCCATTGTCAAGCATCTTCTTTTTATAGACAATCTTCTTGGTTGTCTTATAGTTGAAATAAAGAAGGGTACATGAATCTTTAGCGAACAAACTATTCTGATAGAACTGAGCTACATTGTAGTAGTCATACCAACTCTGACTATATTTTGATATCTTCTCAAGATCTTCTCTTGTAAGAGATTGGTCAATTTTATAAAGCTCCGTGATTGGAAGCGTCTTGATTTCTCCCCAATAAAAACAATCTTGGAAGAATGGATCCTCAGTGTAACTATAAACTACGTTTGCCGGATCAACATAAGAAATTTTTACTCCGGCGCCCGGAAGGAACTCATGCTTAGCAATTGAGATACCGAGTACAGTCGCGTCATAATCAAGTCTCTTTCTGATATCCTGATAGTGGTTGTCATCAAGTATTGTATTGATAGCCTCCTCTTCTGCAATCTCAATGGCCGGCTTGTACTTTAATTGCATGTGCAAAGAAAGCTCTTCGTCATTTTCAGGAAGTTCCTCAGGATCCATCATGAATGGATTCACGCCTGTCTTCTGCTGAATCAATTCCAATCCTTCTTTCGCGGCAGCCTGACCTTCAACCATTTCTTGGTAAGCGTTCCTGTTTGACATTGACAAAGCATCCTGAGCGTAAGCTTTTACTTTGAACAACCTGTCCGACATTCCGTTTACCACGATATCAACAAACTTAGGGATAACAGGGACCGGGGTCCAATCTAAATTAAGATAAGATAAATCTCCGTTTACAGAGATCTCATTCTTGTATTTAGCAACAGACTGCTCGCCACGTGCGTAAAGTCTCAGGTTATGGAAATCTCTCCATTGAGAGTAGAACCGGCAGGTACTATTATCTTTTCTGAACCACTCATACTGTATGGCTTGACCTACTTGCAATCCAAAATCTTCAGACGCTTTCTCTGCGTCAGTTGCGAACTGACTTGGAAAACTCGTTGACAATACGTTTACTATTACATCTTTCATTGAATCAATTGGCTTATTGTTCCATTGTTTTTATACCTTGCGAAGTTAATACTTATTTTCTTTTCTTTTTTCTCAGGTACATAAAGATGTTTCTGATTAGCCATAATGGCCAATCCTGAACTTATAGACGCGTCATATCTCGTCCTGTTATTGATATCAAACTTAGCCCAATCCTCAAGTGTTCTTGTGAATAACATACTACCCATTTCATCCTGTGGCCTATATGTCCCTGTCTGATCCAATCCAACAAAACGCTCAATGTAAGATTGAATAGCAGCAGCATGTGACTGCTTTACATCCTCAGAAGAGTTGGGTATTCCTCCAAGTTCACGCTCTGTAACTGACAATTTATTGTAAGTCTTGTCCGGTCTGTTCATGCAGAATCCTCTGTATCCTCTATTCTTGAAATGATACAGCAATCGAGGTTTATTATTCTCAGCCAATATCGGCATGCCATAAAACACACATGCCATTAGAACTTCCTCAAAGAATATCTCAGCAGTCTGAGGTCTTGCCACATACTGCAGAAAGAACTCATTCACCGGAGCCTCATCCATGTGAAACTTAGTAAGTCCATGAAGAGCACCATTAGATCCTCTCCCATCTACAACAGCTGAGATATCGTAAGAGTCACAACCAAATGATCCGATATGCTCATTGCCCGGATATTTAATACCGTTCTTGATGATCACGTGATTATTCAAACCTTTTTTAGGGACCCAACTAACAAGGAACCTTCCCCTTTTATCAGGAGAAAATACAACCTCACTATCTTGGATCCCATCCTTCCAATGGAACGAACCTCTCGTCAGGTAGTGATCCTCAATCATCGAATCATTGTAGTCAATCTGCTGATAGATCTTGGTCAGGTTGAATAGAGCCTGCTTGCTCTCATCCCTGAACGCATGAGACTCTGTACGAGGGAACTGACGATAGAATTCGTTTAACGCATCAGGATCGTTTTTAAGCGACTCAACCTCAGCTTCCCAATAATCTATAGCTCCATTAGTTATCCATGTCATATCGACTCCCAAAACGGGCTCAGCGGGCTTTCTAAATACAGGCTTACCATAGATGTCTATGAACCCTTCCATGTTCCATTCCATTGGGATGAATAAAGAGTAGAGTCCGGACTTAGTTTGACCGTTAGCGTTTCTCACTGAGCAGTCAGAATCCTCATAAAGATCTTTGAAGTTTTGACCACCCTTGTTAAGTGCATTCGATGTTGATCCCATCATACACTTGCCGATGATCTTACTACCCAATCGAAGACATGTTTTAGTTACGCGCCAATTCTCTTTAATGTTGTTGGGCTTTATCCACTTTCCACTCTCATCATGAACCAAGAGCTTTAACTTCTCACCATCATAAGAGTTGTCTTCAGTATTCTTCCAATCGATTGTTGTGTCAAGACCTTTGATTACTTCTTGAGTAAAGTCAGACATGTTCTTCTTCGTAATCTTTGAAGCGGGAACGCGATACGCCAATTCAGTTTTCGGCTTATCCATTCCATCCATAATAGGTTTGAAGAAAAAAGGAAGGCGATTATTAATCGGAACAACCTTATCGGTAAACATTTTCTTAGCATCACCCCCTGTTTTAGATAGTATACCTATTCGCGAATCCCGGGCCAATGTACCAATATTGATACACTCAGACGCGGACATGAAAGAGAAACCTGAACGGCGAATCTTTAAATAGGTCATACCGAAACAACGCGGATCAGCTTTGCATGCTTCCCAAAATATCCAATAGATCCTATTAGCTTCCCTGAAGTCGGGATAACCTACGTCAATACTTGACCACTGCAGATACATCCAATGGGCTCCGGTAATGTAAGTAGGCTCACCATTGTTCATGAACCAAAATCCTTCGTCCCTATAATCAAATTGATTCTCGATATACTCAACCCATCTACCCTTAAAGTCAGCAGGCATCTCATTCCATTGGAATATGGTCTGTATCTTAGATAGTGCTGAAGGGATCTCGACTCTCTCCCAATACTGCTCTTCAGTTTTATTATGTCTTCGGTAACAATCTTTTGGCGCCGGAGGAAGAGCAATGTTCAATCCGGATATGTTGATGATTTCTCCAATGGTCCCGGACTTAGATATCACAATAAGATCATAGTCTTCATGGTATCCATAGCTCCAAGTTTTTGCAGCGTTCTTCCTGCCTATGACAATTTCAGAGACGTGATCTTTCAGTACCCTGTAAAGGTTACCTTGATCTGCGCTCTGCAAATCCTTGCTTAGATTCAACTTTGCTTTGGCCATTGTCTTCTATTTCGAGAGACTCTCTCTCCAATTCTATTTTATTCAATATCTCGAATGCATCGAAGATAGCAATTCTTTTGGCAGCTGCTGCATTTTTCAATCTATCAGCAGCCAACTCAGATACGTCACCTTCGCTATCTACATTCTTCTGAACAATCTTTTCTTCAGCAACTTCAATCAAATGCTGAACAGCTTTGTATCCGGCATCAATGATGCGGAGCTTTGTTTTCTTTACATCATTTTTCATGGGTTCTCTTCTAAAAAAATAACTTGAATCAATCTTGATCCATCACCCTCTCCAAAGTTTTCATAGATACTTCTTGAATGTAGTGTGAATGAATCAAACGCAACCATACGGTTAAACTTAGATCTGATAATACATGCTGTTATTCCCTGCTCATCATAAAGAGTAGTGCCATCCTCAAGAGGCTTCTCCTCATTTAGATAAAGGATAATCGTCAAGTCACCCATCATATGATCGCGATGAATGAAGTTAGGTTCTATTTGATTGTATGGTGACTTACGAATGAAATTAAACTTGACAAAATGATTTGGGAATAGTTTTAAAACTTCCTTCTCAAACTCATCATTTGATCTTGGTTGAATATTTTTGAATAACTTATCCCCATCCTTAAAATCTATAAATGGAGACCTGAGCGCTTGATCAACATAAGCCTTAGGATCTTTCAATATGTCATCAAGTATCAGTATGTTCATAGCTTAACAGTTATCTGATGATCAAATATTCTGTAAAGCTTTTGATCATCGATCGTAAATTCATATTCACTTTCAGGTGAGAATATCACAACATCACCTTCATTGATTCCTTTTGACTTAAGATAAGCATTGGGGTACATCATGATTCCTGTCAATGGCTCCTCTGATAAGGGTTTCTTAATCTCAGATTCAATCACAGGGATTGGTTTTACAAAACAGTACCTGTCATGAGCATGCCATCCGGTATCATTTCCATACATGAAGAACTGATCGTTCTCAACCACGAAGATGTCTTCTTTGAAGAAGCTTCTTCCGCTCTTTCTATTTCCCTTCATGTCATTGTAAAACTTGAACACATTGTGATGAACAACAAGTGTGTCACCGGGCTTTATGTCTCCGGTATATCCGAGTGGAGTTTCAATAACTTTAGCAAATCGATTAGAGAACTTATGGTCCTCCTCAGATGTATTGACAATGATGTCTACACCTGATATTGATTTTGTATTGTTATATCTACTTCCACATGGTTTTGTTATAAAGTAGAATGGTGATTTCATTAGAAATCTATATTAAATTCAATTGAAATTGGTATCGTGTGACTAAACTCTTTCCAAAGCATTACCTCTTTTTTCTGATTACAAACGTAAATCTCTATCGAGTTTGTGCCGGTATTTTTCTTAATGCAGTAAATATCGAAATTATTACCCAATACTTTCTGACCAACGATGTAATGCATTGCACCACCTTTGTAATCAGGGCCGATTGATATTTTACGAATATCTACATTCATTACACCCCAACTTTGTAGACATTTAAAAGAACTGATGGAGCAGTAGGATTTCCTGTTGATCCTGAAAGTGTTGCATTTATATTAGTTGTATCCCAATAAACGCTAATAAAATCATTAGCATTCATCTCTATTAAAAAATTGTATACTATTCCCTGAGTATGACTATTAGGAATGGTAAATGTTTGACGAGAAAGAGGGATATCAACTGAGTTTTTTTGCGTCCAAAAATTAACAACAGCATCACCACCGCCGGATCCGTGCACAACTCTTGCAGTTAAAGTGATCATAAAAACACCCGGAGCATCTACGGATACAGCATTAGGAGAAACACGCTCCACTCCTTTACCTATAATAATTTCGTTTGGAAAATTAACAGGTGTTGGATCTAATACTGCACCCGTACTTTGAAGATCCGTACTACCAAATTTTCCAAGGCAATAAAGTGTTGAGAAGTCAACAAGCCCTAATATATCACCTACTGTGAAATTCTTTGTAGCGCTATTATCTTGAGAGTCTGTCCCAATAAGCATGTCAGACAAAGCGGGAGGAGCTACCTGAGGATATGTACTAATCTTAGCCATTATGACAAGGTTAAAAGATAAAGGGTTTTGTTTACTAAACTAAGCATCTCGTCTATGATGTTCTGAAGCTCAGAAGCATAGTTGTTACGCTCAGCATCAAGCATGCTTTGCATCTCTTTAAGATGAGCAATTGACTCCATGTTCTTTGACTCAGGGATGATAATCTCGACACGCTTATTACGGCCAAAATAAACCTCGCTAAATGTATCGGTTAATTCAAGGATTCCATCATAATATCCGTTCAATGCTTTGTGCTCAGCAAATGATGTTGTTTGGAGATGAGCAATATGCATCATGTCTCTTGATTGGAATAGCATTCCGATAAATTTTCCCGGCGTCATTTTAGTTTTCTTTTTTGGTTATTTGACCTGTTTGAATATTGATAACAGCATCTTCTCCATACTTCTCAATTAGCTTCTTCTCGTTGTAAGAAAACTCTAATCGCATAGCGTCAATGCTTTTTAAAATAGATTGCTTCTGCAATTCAATATCGCCAAGCGCAATCTTCGCTTGATTAAATTCAGAACTCATTTGTTGAATCTTCTTCAACTCTTCTTGGGTTACAATTGTAGCTTCCATTTGATTAAATTATTTCGACAAAGATAACAGAAAAATCTTATTGATTATTTCTTTTGATCGAGCTACCAAAATAGTATCCGAAAATAGAAAGGACAACACCCTCAGTAATACCTATCAAATGGATCCAAACTTCTTTGTTTGCCTCGGGAATATTCAAGAAAGCTATGGCATAAACAATAAAAGCAAACGCTAACAAACCAACCAATCCGGTGGCTATAAACATGAAATCTTTATTATGAAGCTTGGCAATCTCAATCTCACGATTGCGTGCAGAACTCCTATCTTCAAGTTCAATCCTTGCTGATTCGATCATCTCGTTGATCTCAACAATAAGATTGTCCTTCTCTTCTTGAGTAAGATCTTCAGCCATATTGATTAGGTTCTTAGCTATTCCAAGAGCCCCGCTGTCAGGAAGGATATCTCCTACAACGTCTAATATCTTTGGTGACTTTTCTTTCAGGAACTGTCCGACTTTGGTATCCCTGAATTTCTTACGTGGTTTCTTATCCATTACTCTTTGATTTCAAAATGCATCCAATCATAATCCTTCTCTACTCCCAAAGATATGAATCCGTGTTTGTAGAAAATATCAATCATTGGCTTATACTCAGGCTTTGCAAACCGAGCAGTGCGTTTTGTTTCTTTAAGAGTATTTCTTGCCGGGTCCAAGTCAATAGCAATAGCCCAAGCGTGCTTTGACCATTCATTCCCGTTCCTCATCTTGCGGTAATTAAAGCAACCACCGTACAGATCAATCCCGAGCTCAACAATCTTCTCGTATCCATAATGCTCAAGAATATCCTTAAACACGGCTGAGAATTTATCAGCTACCAATGCGTGGCATCTAAGCTTTGTAACTTGAGAGTCAGTATCCCAAGCAAGACGCATTGGATATGGAAGGTTTATGGTGACCAAATATTTTTCACCGGTAACAGATGGTTGCCCGTACTTTTTAATTATTTGAGCTGTTGTCATCATCGTCCTTGACCCTTGTATTTTTTAGAGTAGTTCTTACTTGTCTTAGAGTTGCTATGCTTTGTCTTAGCATGCACACCACTTCTTTTGACTTTTGATTTCTCAATCTTATTCGCTATCTGAACCTTAGCCATCGATCTTGTTTATTTTCTTGATATAGTACCAAATTGCAAATACTCCTGTAACAATTGCTATCAATCCTGACAGCGCTGATATTATGGGTTGAAACTCGGTAGCTTTAGAAGCTACTGCACCAACAACTGAAGTGGATGCTGCAGCTGCTGCTACTGAATCTTGAACGCTTTCTAAATGTTTCATCTTACCAAAGAGCTATTATATTTGTAACGCCTGAATTTGGTGTAACTCTTAAAAGTTTAACAGGAAATAATACACCGGGAGTTACCTGTTCAAAATATGCTAAATCACCTGCTGCTGTTACAATTTCAAGATTAAGTTTATTACCGTCATTAGAAGGTATAATATAACAACCTTGATTTGTACCTTGAAAAATTTTATACGGCTCTCCTGTACCACCAAAAATATAATTATTAAAATACAAATATTGCTCTTGAACAATGGTGATTTGTGCATACTCACCGGAATCAGATTGCATAATAGTATCTCCAACCTGTACTCCTAATTCAATGAAATTTTTACTTGAATCATATATTGCAGTTCCTGTAGTTCCCGATACAAAATCACTCAATATAACATTTGGAAATGGTATATTAGATTGATCGTTTGGAGATATTTTTAAAGCTCTTGAGAATGTAAGTTCCATTTTTTAAATTTTACTATTACCAAAAAGCTATTATATCTCCAACTGATGAATTAGTATCTACCCTTAATATTTTAACAGGTAATGGAATCCCGGGAGTTAATCCGAAAAACATCACATTATCTCCACCGACTGTTATTACACTAAGATTAAGCACACCGGAATTATCCGCGGTTGGTATTACATAACAACCTTGATTTACACCTTGATAAATATCATATGTTTCACCGGATCCGAAAAAAATATTATCTGCAAAATACAAATAGTTTTCTTCTACTGATGTAATAATTGAATACGTATTGTAATCAGCATTAAAAATAGTATCACCTATCTGTATTCCTAATTCAATGAAATTTAGCCCGGGATCAAATATTGAATTTGATCCAACAGAATATGCAGAATTACTAAATATTCTATTAGGAAATGGAATATTGCAATTGTCTGTAGGATAAATACGAAGGGCTCTTGAGAATGTAAGTTGCATTGCTTAAATTTTATTATTACCAAAGGGCTACTAACTTTCCAATATTTGTATTTCCTGTTACAGCCACGACCTGAATAGGCATAACACCGGGAGCGGGATCAAAAATTTGAATATTATCTCCACCTAATGTTACAACTTCAATATAACTTCCGGCATCAGAAGGTGGGAGATAAATATAACAACCTTGATTAACTCCTTGATATATTTTATAATTATATCCCGATGACATTATATCATGAGACAACAATAATGTATTTTGATTTTGAATACCAACTACATAAGCATATGATGCTGCATCAGGAGAGAAAACAATATCTCCAACTTGTATTCCCGATTTTATAAAATAAGCATTACTATCAATGAGTCTATCCTCTGAAGAAAAGGTTGACGTACCTTCTAACACAACATTAGGAAATGGAATATTAGTATTGCTATTCTTAACAATTTGTAGAGCTCTTGAATACACTGTTGTGAATACACCCATGACTATTTGTTATATGGAACTAATTCGTTCAGTTTGTTTTTTCTCGCTTCGCAACCGCAATCAGTCCCTGTTGCTTCAGAGATTTTATTAACGATTGTTTTAATACCCGTTGCCGTGGTGATCTTTTCAATCGTATCACCAAGACCTTTGCTTTTCAGTTCAGGATGGTAAGTTATTCTCATCGCTTGCTGATTAATGAGTTCATCTTAGGACCAATGTTCAACATTGAGCCACATCCGCATGAATATCCCTTGATATTAGCTTGAGGGATGTTTAGCAATCTGCTTTTTGTTCCTGAGTTCTTACTGATCAAGGAAACTAATTTTGCGTTTTCTGATTTCATTTCTTTTTATTTTTACCGGCTACTGCCATTTGTTGAAACTTCTTTTTGCCATACTTCTCACGGCCAATAGTAGCGGTGATTGCATCTGCAGATTTCTTGCTGATCCCTTGTTTCTTTTGGATCTTATTGCTAAGTTCACTAAACTTACTCATAGGGCAAAGATATAAATTTTTTGGTTACTTTTTAAAAGCTCTATTTGTTCTTGGATTGTAATCAAAATCCTCAGCAGGTATGCCTGTCTTTTTAGATGCACGATCCTTAGCTCTCTCCTCTGCAGTCATTGAATTTCTTACCATTCCTGCAGGAGTTAGAGTATTCCCATCTTTTTCTAAATGACCTCTCTTGATTAATATATCAACAGCCATCTGTCTACTGCCAACTTGAGATGCGAGTCGATCAATCAATTGATTTCTTCCCGTATATCTCTGTTGCATGACTACACTTTTGATATTCGATTACCCATACCTACTCTTGACTTCTCAGCTTTCTTAGCTGCTAACTTGGATGGGGACATTTCTGATTTTGTTACCGGTGTCTTTGAAGACACTCGCTTACTTGGCCTGCAGTATTCATTCTTACCACCGGCGCCACAGGCTTTACCTGTTCGGGTATCTACCCATTTCTCTTTCTCCCAACGCTTGAGAGATGTGCCATCTTCAGATTTTTTGACATTACCCGAAGCCTTCCTGCATTTAGCAATAGCTTGTGAAGCTCTTGCAGATGGAAAAACATCATACTGTGCTTTTACCTTTTTGTAGCAGGCGTCTTTCATAATTAATTTCTATCGTTATCAGCAAAGTCTTTTATCTTATCATTGCACTCTTCCAATCTCTCAATTAACCTTTGCTTTTCTTTTCTATCTTGTTGCCAATACTTGTAGAGGATAAATCCCATTGCAATGCATAATGCACCAAGGACTCCATAATCTAAAATATGCTCAAACACTTTCTCTTCCATTAATACTTACCCTTACGATTTGAAGGATTGGATGTGGTTGCCCCACCGGGACCTTTCCACAAATACTTGCACGCCCAATAGCGTGGCGTTAATTTGTCATTGGCAGTGTCACAGCTGTGTCTTGCCTTGAAACTTTTGCGGGCAGCAGCTGAGTAGTTGTTGCCATAACCTTTAGCTCCAAAGTGGAGAAGCTTTTCTTCCCCACCGGAGCATGCCTTAACCATGTTCTTCTTGCCGGGACGGTCAGAAGCAACAGGCTTATTACACTTCATGTTTTGCTTATTCGCCATCTGCTTCAGCTACAGGAGTTTCTTCAACCAAAGGAGTTGGTAAGTTACCGGGTGAACGGTATCCTCTTGAAGCAAGACCGTCATTCCATCTCTTTACATTCTCTTCCATTGTAGCCTCAGCATGTGCCTGCTCTTCAGGAGTAATTTTCTCCTGTACGCTCAAAGGTAGAATTTCCTCTGCGGAAACTTCTTCGGTGTTAATTTGTTTTTTAGCCATTGCTTTTAAATATTACTTAATCTTTGGTAAGTTTGGCTTTGGTTTCAAAGCTTCTTCAGCAGCGTTTCTTACTTTCATTCCTGCAGAAGTATCCGATTTAATACCTTTAGAAGGAGCTGATTGACGAGCGGCTTGCTTATTTGCAGATATCTCTTTTTTACTTTTTGGAGTAAGATAAGTACCGTCACCTGCAGGCGTGTAACCTCTACTTTGCATTGTAGAATCTTTTTGAGCTTGAGTCATAGGTTCACCATTACCAAACTTGGTAGAAAACTTGTCAACGTCTTTGTTCTTGAAGTTGATCGCGTCATAATTCATTTTAGCCATAACTTTTTTATTTTTTACTTTTGTACAAATGTAATCAAATTTTTTAAATGGAAAATAACTCAAACGATTATCTAAAATATTGGAGAGTCATCCGATATTACACCTGCGCCAAGTATAAGCTCACCCATGCTGAACTTGATATGCTACTGTTCCTCAAGTCAGAAGGGTATTTTGACACGTCAAAATTTGAGGAGTTCAATGAACTGCTACCATGGGATAAGTACAGATTGTGGAAGATGATCCGGGAAGGATGGATCGAGACTTTCAGGGAGTCAGCCCCGGGAAGAGTGAAGGTGATTTACACACTAAGCCTAAAATGTAAAAGGATGCTCTCCTCCATGTACAGAAAACTGAATGGAGAAGAGATCCCTACAAGCTTGTCATTCAACCCAATGTTCAAGAAGAATGTCAAGTACAGCGATAAGGTCTATCGCAACATGATCAAGCAGATGAACGAGACTATTCGACAACAACGACATCAGACTCCCGAAGAATAGTGTACTGCGTGTCTTTGATGATCATCGTAAAGCTCTGCACCTTGTCGAAATAAATCTTGTCACCCTTTTTAATGTGGGCTACGTCAGTGCCGGACTCAACCACCACTGCACGGCGGTATCTGAATTGGTCCATGTCCTTGCCTGATAGTATCAAACCCGAGTCAGTCTTTGTCTCACCCTCGGTGATGACAGCAATAATGTATTTACCTATTGGTTTCATATCTTAAAAGTTTAGTTCATCACACCATATGGGTGTCTTCTCACCCACATAGCTTCCTCTTACGTTGTACTCAAAGTGCTCAATGGCATCGTCAATCTCCATCTCATCGTCAAGGCACAGGATTGAAATGCATTTGGTCACTGAATAGATTAGTCGCATTGACACAGTATCGATCCCGATAATGGCCTCGTCAAACCCGTCAGCAATTAATATCTCTTCATCAGGAAACTGCTCAATTATTTTATCGATCATTTTGTTGTTTTTTAAATTTGACATTGCCAACACTTTGTTCTCGCGTGTGGCCTTAGCGAGTCTGTCCTCAAAATATGTCTGCTGAAAAAGTATGACTGCCACTCCGATCAGGAATATGGCAGCCAATACTTTTACGATGACCATGTTACTCGCTTGCTGTCTCATAACTTCTCGCCATTGTGATCACAGCATTTGTGCTCATGATGGTTGATGCTACGCTCACAGCGTTCTCAAGCGCACTTCTCGTCACCTTCAGCGGGTCAATCACACCCATCTCAATCAGGTCACCCTTCTGTCCGGTCTTTAAGTTCAATCCCTCACCGGAAGCCTCACGCCCATTGTACACATTGGTCACGCACATACCCGCATTCTGAAGTATCTGTGACATTGGAGCCTGAAGCGCGTCCTTTAACATTTTCACAGCAATATGCTGAGCCTCATTACCCGGCTCAGACACCAATTTGTCAGCTTCTTCGTCAAGTGCTCTACCTGCTCCGGGTAAAATCCCCTCCTCAAGCGCTGAACGAACGGCACACACCGCGTCATCCACACGGTCATACAGCTCTTTCTGCTCAAGGTCAGTATTACCACCCACGTAGATCACACCAATGCCACCTGTAAGCGAGGCAATACGCTCCAAGATATGGTCTTTGTCACCCTTCTTGGTAGCTGAGGCATGTGACGCCCACAACTGCTCAACTCTCTCAGCGATCGCCTCTTTGTTTGACCGCTCGTCAGACTTGATGATGATGGTACTGTCGCTTGACACGATGATTTTCTTCGCATGTCCAAGGTCACTGTAGTTAATTAGGCTCAGGTCATCACCTGTCTTCTCGCTGAAGTAAGTTGCACCCACGCTAATGGCAATGTCTTGCATCAGCTCATGCTGCTTGTATCCGAAATTGGGTGGCTGCACCGCACAAATCTTTAAGTTACCCTTCATCACATTGGCCGCAAGGGTATTTACAACATTCACTCCACATGGAGAGATGATGAGTAGCTTCTTCCCCTCACTAATGATTGGCTTCAGCACGTTCTCAATCTGCAAGATATTGCTTATCTCAATGTCAGCCACCATGACCATCACGTCCTCATACACACACTCGTCCTTTTTTTGGTCATTGATGAACAGTGGTGACAAATACCCTCTGTCAAACTTAAGACCAAGTGTTGTCTCAGAATACGTGTCAGCAGTTTGAGACCGCTCAACAGTGACAATGCCGTTTTTGCCAACAGACTTGTAGACGTTTGAGATGATTGACCCAACCGCCCGGTCATTATTGGCTGATATGGTAGCCACGTCAAGAAGCATTGAACTTGTCAGCTTCTTTGAACGCTTCTTAAGGTTGTCCACCACACTACCTGTCATGTCCACCAAGTGTCTCAGCACCTCAGTGCGGTTGACACCGTCAGTAATGTACTCAAGACCTGACATAACCAAAGCCTCAGTCAACACAATCGCCGTAGTAGTACCGTCTCCTGCTGCGGTAGCAGTCCTGTCCGCCGCTTCCTTCATCATTCGAACCGCAAGGTTCTCCACCGGATCAAGTAGCTCAATGGACTTAGCCACTGTTACACCATCCTTAGTGACCGTCAGGCCGTGTGTGTGGTTTAATGACTCTAAGACCACAGTGTTACCACCGGGACCTAAGGTTGATTTGACAGCTCGTGCCATTTTTTGAACGCCGGTGACGAGTTTACGCCGACCTGTGTCACCAAAGAATAAGTCTTTTGGCGAGTAAGATTGTTGATTTGGTATCATTTGATTAAAATATTTAGGCAAATGTAATGAATATTTGATGTTGAAGCAAGAAAAAAATACGAGTGTTTATTGAGTGTCTAATAAATGTTTAATTGATAAATTGCTGTGTCAAATGTCGAGAGAAGGCCCCCCCTTATTTATATATATATCCCCCTTTCTTTCTTATTATTTATTAATACATTTTACTTTTTAAATTGACATAATCGACAGTAAATTAATAATCAATAAGTTAAGTTACATAATTAGAAACATTTCAATGTCGGAAAAGTACATAAAAAAAGAGGGATCGCTAAATCCCCCTTTTAAGATGGTTCAATTCAAATCTTCTCTTTGTCAAGAAAAGACCAAACAACACCGGCAAGTGACATAAGACCACCTACAATTTCAGATGCCGATCCCTCATCAATGATCCCTTTCGCCATAGCGATACCTCCAAGAAAGGTTAGGGTGTGACGGATGACGCCAAGCAATTGGTCCTTGCTCATAACATAAAGGTTTTCTTCATGTCAGCCATCATCTCACCACGCTCAAAAGCCTCAGAGTACATCTGAATCTTTCTCTCCCGCTTCATCTCCTTACGAGCAATAGCGGCAGCAGTAATACCCATGACCGAATCAGGACGATCGTTCATTAGGCGCCCATCACGAACAGGTAACCCGTCCATGCAAGAGCTTTTTATGGTTTTGTATATCATGAGGCAAATATACGAATTAGATGGTAGTAGTGTTGGGGTTATATACCGCCTCACGCAAGCCGGGCCCGCGCCGAAAGTGACTTTTTTTCAAGGGGGTGGGGGTACGTTTCCAAAGCCCCGCGCCGATTTTTTGACCTTTTGCCATAGGGCAAAGCCCCGCACCATAGCCCCGCACCGCGCCCCGACATCGTGCACCATTGCCCCGCATATTTGCCCCGCGTCCGTTCGTTCGTTCGTTCGTCCTTGCGTCCTGTCATCGCGTGCCCGTGAAACAAGCCGTGAAACAAATTTAATCCGCGCCAATGATCACACAAAAGCCAGCGTTTCAGCCCCGCAAATATTGTACTTTATGACAACAAAAATATTGTACTTTATGACAACAAAAGTAGGGGTAAAAGTGTCTTTGAAGACACAATAAGCCCCGCTATTAAACCCGTCTCAAAGCCCAAAAAACTAAATTTATCGACGTTATATGAACCTTCTGTAACCCCAATAAACATTGGCAAAAGTGAGATTCTCGAAAATAAATTTGGAATTAAACTAAAATTGAACGTAATATTGCAAACGCAACGAAGGAACAGCACGAAGCTGTTTTAGGTATTGCAAACAAAATAATATCTTAACATCATGGTAAACATGACAAACCAACAAAAAAGCGCCTTAAACATTGTAAAGGTGCAAACGATTAAAAACGCTATCCAATCAAGCGATGTAAAGCGCTTTGAAAATTCGCTCCATCTTGCTGAGCTAATAGGCAAGGCGCACCAATGGATAAAAGACGCTGAGGGCCAAGCGCTTCTAAAATCTTCGGGGCTTGGCATGGACGCGTTTATATTGGACGTGTACGGTTTCCAAAAATCGTTTTACTACAAATTGGTAAAGGCCGCAAATGTACCCGCGGACGTGTTAAGCGAATTTCGCAAGCAAACTGAGGCCTTAAAGGCCAAAGATTTGAGCGCGCCCCTATCTATTGAAGCGCTATTGAAGTATGCAAGCGAAGCGAAGTTAGAGACGCAAAGCGAAGCGGGCGAAGATGGCGAAGCGGGCGAAGCAAGCGCCAAAGAAGTGCAAGCCAAAGCGCAAGCCGTCGTAACTTTGGCGTTCAAAGTAGATGGTCTTGAAGCGGTCGCGCTTCGCATAAACGATAACGGCGAATTGATAACAAAAGCAAGCCCCGACGCAATCGCCGCGGCGCTTGATTATCTTGCGCAAGCCGTAGCGGGTGCGGGCTTAAGCCCCAAAGCGCCAAAGGTGACCAAAGCCAAAGCAAAAAACAAAGTAGCGCCCAAGCCGTCAACGGCCAAAGCGCCAAAGCCCCGCAAAGCTGAAATTTTGAAGGCCGTTGCCGATGGTTTGACCTTTGAAGACGTGACCTTTGAAGACGTGATATAAACCCCGCGCCCCGCGCCAAAGATAGCCCCGCGAAAGCGGGGCTATTTTTTTGCCCTATATTTTCACCGGTGCACAACAAAGCGCGCCCCTAATTAGACGCAATTAGACGGCCTATAAACGACTTTTGAACCTTCTTTGATATGTAGGTATATCTTAAGCCCTAAAAGCGGCTTAAAACGGCTTATTTCAAGCCATATCCCTGGCAATATTGCCCCGCGTAAATTGCCCCGCTTACATAGTGTCTTTAACGACACTTTGCCCCGCTGAAATTGCCCCGCTCCAATACTAAACACGGCACGCGGTGAATGTACACGGCACGCGCTTACACGTGTGGACAATGGCGCTTACACGTGTGGAATATTGCACACGGAACACGGACACGGCGCGCGGCTGTACCAATTGGGAACTAATTAGCAAGCCATTTGCTTGCGGGAGTGAAATAAAAGTAGTATATTTGTTCCACTGATGTCGATACATCGTTCAAATCATTGTGAACGGCGCGCGACAAAGTGAAAGTGTCTTTGAAGACACTAAACGGAAAGCGGTGAATGTACACGGCGCGGAGTTTTCAACTGAAACTAATTAGATAGCTAAAAGCTTGTGTATGTGGAAGTTATGCCGTATATTTGCACTGTTGATGTCGATACAGCGTTCAATTCACATCAGCACAATGTTACTGAGTGTCTTTGAAGACACTAATGTTTTGAAACCAACTAAAAATAAATAATATGAAAGTAAGTTTAATGGCGCTCACAATGGGCGTGACTTTCCAAGCCCTGTGCTTGGTAATTGGAATCTTTTCCACAACTCAGCAGGAACAGAACTTTGCCAACTTTGTTGGGTTCTTCTCATCACTGCTAACAATTGCATCACTAATTTGTGTCTTTGAAGACACTAAAAACGGAAGAAAATGAGAAAGCTGATTCTACTTTTTGTCGTGGCGTTATTGTTCACGGCTTGCGCTACTCAACGTGGCTACAATTACAAGGCGCATCACAAGCGCAGTGCCAATGCTAAACCAAGTAAATGCTACTTAAAACATAACCAATGGTAAGAACAATTCTTATTGCAGTCGTGTGCGGGATGCTCACGGCTTGCCAAAATGCGGAGCCCAAAATTGTGGTGTTCAATATGTCGGAGGATGAACGTCCTTTTGAGTTGAAGATTGACGCAATTGAAGGAGAGATAATTTATGTATCACCGAGTGTCTTTGAAGACACTACTAAAACCAAATAGAAATGGAACAATCAAGAGAAATCGCCATCGCCAATGCAAAATTGGTGTTAAAACAGGCAGGGTATTTTGTGGACAATCTTTGGCACATCAATGACGTGCAAGATAGGCATGAGTGCGATGATGATACAGCGCAAAAAACACTCAAGCAGGCGCTCACTCATCCTTACATAGTTGAGCGCATCTTTGATATAATCGAAGATAAAATTTTTGAAATAAAACAATCATCTAAAACCAAATAACTATGGGACGCAGTGTAGATTACTTGCGCGGGGCACGCAGAATTGCCTACTTTGATTGGCCTAAATGGGAAACTGAAGAGGGCGAATTCGAATACGAAGACCACATGTTTGTCGTGGACGACATACGTGAAAACATCAAGGCTGAACTGCCGGAGTTTGGCAATGAGCAGAAATGGGACGGCCGTGAAACGTCCATCATCTTGTCCGGATACGGCACTGAGATAGGGCTGTCTGAGTATTGCGGAGTGTGCTCATTGTCTATTCGTGTGAACACTGATGAGGTGGAAGGTGAAGATATTGAGAAGGTGGAGAAGTGGATCGATGAGAATTGGGGAAAGATTAGCCAATTCTATGACGAGTACCTCAAGGTAGGTACGTTCAGTAATGGTGAGGCAATTTTAGAGAGTAAAAAATAATAACCGAGTGTCTTTGAAGACACTCATAAAACAAAATAATATGGCAAACGACAGGCACATTTGGGAAGGTTGGACAGCCCAAAACTTCATTGATGAATTGGAAATAACATTTCCGTATCAAAGATTCAGTTCAAAAGATGAATTGAAAGCGTGGTGTAAAAGTGAACAACCTTACTACAAAAAACACATCCCCGAGGTGTACAATCATTTCCTTAAAAAATCAAAACTATGAAAAAAGTATTTAACAACTCTGAGTTAGCGCACGCATTTGCGCTTCAGAATCAATACGAAGGAAGAACAACCAATGGTTCGTTCTACTTCTACGGCACTGAGTTATTCAGTTACGGCTCGCACTTTTGCATTGCCAAATTTGTGAACGCGGACACTGTCCTATTCACAACACGGACCTACAGCAATACCACGGCCAAGCACTTGAACTATTCAGCGCAAGCCTTGTCGCACAAGCGGAAGATATACTGCGCTTACCCGCGTGGCACGCACAATGACAATTTTAGGTGGTGGGATGAGCGTATTGACAGGATACTCAAAGCTTTGACTACGTGTCGAAAGCCTGAAGCACATCTGCATACGCTTGCTCATTTTGGATCTCAGATTGATACGTATTGTGAGCACTTCAAGATTGACGTGCCCGACCATATCAAGACCAAGCTATTGGTCACGTCAACTGCTGACGCAAAGGAGGCGATTGCAAATGCGGCAAAGGCTGAGGCTGAGCGCTTAGAGAAGGAACACAAGCGTGAGCTCAAGCTGTTCCGTTCCGGTAAAAAACACAGGATGTCAATCCGTAATGCATACGATTATATCCGTGTGGAGACCAATCGATTCATCACTTCTCAAGGTGTGGAGATACCACATTCCATCGGGCTCAAGTTCTATGAACTGCTCAAGGCGGGCAAGGTTGTAGTGGGGGATAGTCTGATGGACTATCGAGTACTTGGAATTACCAAATCTGAGGTGGAGATAGGATGTCACCGCATCACGTTCAAGGAAATGAAACGAGCAGTGTCTTCGAAGACACTTCAACTTAATAAATAACAATATGACAGAGAATCAGCAAAGAATCATCGACTCATTGGTGAATGAGTTCGAGAAGATGAACAAACCAACCTCGTCCAATAGTGGCGGGTTGGTAGATTGGGGCAAGCTTAACAGCGCCAAGGACAAATGGCTAAAGACCAAGCGTGAGGTTGAACTCAGTAATGAGGCAATGCGGAAGGTAATTGAGCAGACTATTGAGGATGTGGACGCAAAAATTCGTGAAAGCTTAGGGCATTTATTCATTATCAAGTCAAAAGCGTA